GCCCGCACCGGCGCCGACGCCCGCGCCCGCGCCGGCCCCGGCGCCCGAGCCGACCCCGACCCCGACCCCGACGCCCGAGCCGACGCCCGAGCCGACCCCGGCGCCGACGCCCGCACCGGCGCCCGCACCGAACCCGGTCGAGACCAAGCCCGAGCCCGCGCCGACACCGGAACCCGAGCCCGCGCCGACACCCGCGCCCGACGCTGATTTCAGTTGGCCCGCGGACATGAACGCCCCCGAGGGAGAGCCCGAGAAAGATCCGTTCCACTTCGGGGAAGATCCGAATTTCTAACGCTTGGAGGTCCAAGGTGAGCGATACGCGAGAGGATGGGTTCAGGGCGGCTACAGGCGCCGTGAAAGGTGGGCGCAAGCCCGCAACCGAGCGAGAGATTGAAGCGACCGTCGAGCTTGACGGGGCGGACGCCATCGGCGCGCTTTCGGCTCCGTCGTTGGCCGCGGAGTTCGCCAAAGCGATCGTGGAGTTGGGCGACGACGTTATCGCTCCGTTGCTGGCCGACAAGGACAACGCCGATGCGGTCAACGTGTTGGAGACCCTGCCTTCCATAGCGAAAAACCTCTCCGAAGAGTTCGCGCGCTTAGAAGACGAGAAAGGGGAGGGGGCGCCGTCCGTCACCGGCTCACCGCTCGAATTGGGCGCGGCTCTCCTCTCCGCTTCGATGGGCATTCGGAAATCGTTCGGCGACATGCCCGACGAGTTCCGCTTCGCGGTCGACGCGGGGATCGACGGGCTTCGAGCCTTCGCCGATCTTCCCGAGGTGCTTACGGGTCGCGACGAGGCGGTCGAGTTCTACAAGCGTGCGGGGAGTCTCCCGGCTCCCGTCCGCTCACCGGGGGCGGAGATCCCGATTCTCCGCTCGTTGCTCGCAAGAGTTCCGAATCACGAGACCTATATCGAACCCTACGCGGGAGCGGCTCCGCTCTTTTGGGCGAAAGCCCGAGCCAAGCGGGAGATCCTCGCGGACAGGGATCGCGGTGTTGTCGCGTTCTACAAGTTTCTACAGGCGGCAAGCAACGAGGATCTCGCGTGGTTCAGATCGCAGAAATGGAGCCTCGATCCCGAGCACTTCGAGAAGCTCAAGGGACAGTCGCCGCGCTCGTTGCGCGGTCGCGCGTATCGCTTCAAGTATCTCAACCTTTTTTCAATACAGGGGCGAGGGGCTCGCGTTGACCACTCCGATCGCACCGCAAAACAAACCGGCGAGATCTTCCTCAAGAACCTCGAAGGATACCGCGCGCGATTGGAAGGGGTAGAGATTCTCGACGCGGACGGGTTAGAGGTTGCGCGCAAGTACGACGGCGAGGGGGTTTTCATGTACCTCGATCCGCCGCTCTCAGGGGCGCGCATGGCGGAGGAAGAGACGGAGGCGCCCGAGTGGTCCGACGACGACGTGAGCAAGCTCTCGGAGGGGCTCTCGGCGCTCAAGGGGCGCGTTCTGGTCTCCACCCTTGACAAGATAGATCCCGGCGAGGGGTGGCGCCGTTACAACTTCGCGAGGGCTCTCAAAGGCGCCCCCCTTGGCAAGCGGCGATCGCTGATCTGGAACTATGACAAGGGGGAAGAGCCGACCCGTAAGAGCGCCGACGGCGTCGTCGCTTGCGAGTTCTGCGACGGGCTCGCCGATCTCGCGCTGGCGTGGAACGGTGGGATCGTTGGGGCGTGTTCCGATCACGAGGATCAAGCGCGCGATCTCATCGAGGAAGTTCACAAAGCGGATATCGTCGAGCAGTTCGAGTGCGGGATCGCGAAGCGCGAGGAAGTTTCGAAGCTCGGAGTCGACGAGATCAACCCGAGGGCGCTCGCGGCGGTAGACGATCGCGAGTTGCTATCGATCAACCGGCGCCTTCACCAAATTTACGGGGGCAACTTCGAGGGAAACAACCGCGTCACCGCTGGCGATCTCAATCGCGAGGCGGTCGTCAACGCTTACATTTTCGTCGCCGCCGAGATGGAAGATCGCGACATGAAGCCGAAGCAAACGGCGCTCGCTATAGAGGCGGAGCAACTTCGCGCGACCCGTAACAGCAAAACGGAAAAGCGCGAACTCGCCGTCGTCAATCCAGGCGGTGAAGGCACCGGAGAGTTGATCAAGCTCGACGACGTTCTTCCGTTGTTCTCTTCCTTCAAGGTGAGGATGCCGTTCCTTTGGCTCGTCGGATCGTTGGCGAATCATGGAAAGACCCGCGGCGATATCGACCTCTTGGTGAAGGGTCCGCTTTCCCCCGAGTTGCTTCAAGTGATCAAGTTCAGGCTCGCCCGCATGTTACCGCCCGAATTGAGCAAGCGCCTCTCCGTTATCGACGACGATCTCGGAGGGCCCTTCACCGATCACGTCGAACTCGCGGATCTCGTTGTCGAGGTTCGTCCCGAGTTTGCGACCAAGGAAATGAGACTTCAAAAGGCGGACGATCCTCTCCTCGATTGGCCGAAGGAAGAGGGACCGCTCGCGGCGGTGTTTCAGTATCACTTTCGCGGGAAGTCGCTACACGTCGATCTTAGAATGAAGGTCGCGCCCGACTTCCTCGTCGGGTGGACGTTGTCAACCCAGCGCCCCGGCGTCGTTCCCGTCGTCGACACGGTCGAAGAGGCGAAGCGGATCGGCGACGGATTCTCGCCGGACGGTGATCGGTATGGGAAGCCGTTCCGCTCCCCCGCTCGCGTCGCCGCGTTCCAGAAAATGCGACAACCGATCGAGTGGCTCGAAATCAGCGGGCGCAAGTTCGAACCCGGTGAGGTGGGTGCGTCGCCGAACGAGGTCGGCGTGATCGTTGCCGTTGATCGCCCGTCCGTCGAGTGGGGCATTCAAAAGCCGTTCTTCCACGAATATTTTTTCACCGGCAAGGACTCGACCGTTCAAGGGATCATGGCGTTCCGACAACTCACCGGGACGTCGAAGGCGATCAAGCTCGAAGGGGAGGGGGGCGACCCGTATGAGCAGGGGAGGCGGACCCCCGAGGGCGAAACTTTCTGGACCGGGATGATCACCAAGTCGACGCTTCCTTCCGTGCTCAAGCCGCGGGCGGTGAGAGAGGGCACGATGCCACCGAACGGGAAGAGCGCGCTTCCCCGCTCGCTCGAAGTGGTGACGCCGAAACAGTTCCGTTACTGGGAGGCGACCGGCAAGGAAGCCCAAGATATCAGGGATGCTCTCGTTAAAGAGAGGTTCTTCACCGACGAGAACGTGAGGATCGTTGACGGTCAATTCCGTCGAGTGATCGCGAAGCGTTTCCTCTACACCGGCGACGGTTCAGACTACACGCCGACGAAGGCGCTCGGCTCCGCGCGCTTCGCGCTTTCGTGGCAACGGTGGAAGGGTCAACGCGTCGTAAGGGGCGGACCCTCGCGCCAGATCTGGATTCTTTCGATCAAGGGGCTTCCCGGTTGGGAACTCCAACGCGATCCGCTCGCGGAGAAAGATCCGATCACGGCGGTCAAGCGTTCGGACTCGAACGAGGCGCTCTTCTCTCTCGAAGGTGACGTCGAGCCGGGGCGCGCCTATGGCGGTGAGGTTCTCAACGACACGAAGGCGACGCCGTCGGAGATCTCGATCGTCGACGAGGGGACCGTCGAGTTCGTCGAGATGGGACCGGGCGTCGTGCGCGCTCGGTTCAACGGTAAGAAGCTCCGCGGTCTCTACACGCTCGCCGCCGAAGAGAAAGGATCGTCGATCTGGACCTTCGCCCCCGGCGACGACATGGAGAAGAGCGACGACGGCGATCCCTGGGATTCCGACGACGTCCACCTCTACGACGCCGACGTAATAGAGGGGGAAGCCCCGAGGAGCGAGAGCGCGAAGGTCGAGACGCCCGAGCGCAAGGTCAAGGACGGTAGAGAGATCCGCGCGATCGTATACGAACGACATCCCGTCAAGGACTCGCCGGGGGTTTACAACTTCCTTTGCGCCATCGGGCCTGTAAACCCCGACCAGTGGAAGGCGACCGTCGAGGTCGACGGGAAAACCTACGCACCGATCGGGAGCACGTCCAACAGTGACGCGGACGCGAAGGTCGGCGACGTGATCCAAGTCGAGGCGACCGAGATACTTGTTGACGCCTCGGGTGACAAGCATTCCGTTCATTGGTTCACGCCGAATGTGATCGGGGTTGTTACGGGTCGCCCCATGAAGGCGGAGGAAGTCGTCGCGCTGGCGAAGCCCGAGGAGATCAAGAAAGTTCTCGACGGGCTCTTCGAGGTCGAGCGAGAGGTTCCGATTATCAAGGCCGCGGGAGAGAAGCGGATCGTTTATGGGATCGTGTTGGTTCCCGAGGAAGTAGACGCACAAGGCGATATCTACTCGGAGGAAGCGATCGCGGAGGCGGCTCACGGCTACATGGAACGATTCGCGAACATGGGAATCATGCATCGTGAACTCGCCAACGGTAAGATCAAGATCCTCGAATCGTTCCTTGCGCCCGTCGACATGACGATCGGCGGTCAAAAGGTCAAGCGCGGAACGTGGCTCCTCGTTGTGCGCGTGATCGATGACAAGCTATGGTCGGACGTCAAGACCGGGAAATGGACCGGATTTTCGATCGGCGGTAGCGCTCGAAGGGTTCCCGTTTCGACTTCCGCTTGACAGCGGGTTAGTTGACGCGAGAAAATCCTGTAATTGACAGCGGCAATTTAAGCCGGTTAGGATCGAGACACGGATCGCGCAACTTCGTAGGGGGAACACGAAAGCGCGACAGGAGACAACGAACCATGCGAAGCCCGCGTTCCCCAATCCCTCGCCCTTACGGGTCGGTCTTGTCGGATACGCTCGCAACGCGCAACGGTTGAGACCATGAACGACCTCTTCGCTCGAATTGAGCAACTCTCAAAGCAGGTTCACAGACTGCTCGACATGGAGGTCAAGGAAGTCTCGCTCGTCGACCGCGCCGCCAATCGGCGGCGCTTTCTGCTCATCAAACGGGAGGAAGGCATGGAGACCCCGATCGGCGACGAAGTGATCGAGAACGAGAACGGCGAACTCACGACCGAGCCCGAGAGCGTCCCCGAGGACGTCGACAAGGCGATGGGCCCGATCCCGAAGGGGGTCAAGGACTCCGTTCTCAAGGTCGCGACGGAGGCTCTCTCGAAGCTCATGGGCGTCGTCAACAAGATCAAGGACGCGCCGACCACCGACGAGCAGATCGACCAGCCGATCCCCGCTGAACTCATGAAAGAGTGCGAGGCGATCGGCAAGCTGATCATGACGATCGGCGAGAAGTATCCGTCGCCGACCTCGGGACGCGCCGCCGATACCGCGAAGGCGGAGGGCGCCGAGCCCGAGTCGACCGAGCCCGAGACCCCCGCCGACCCGCAAGCGCCGCAAGCCGCCGACACCGAGAAAGCCGTCGGCGCCGAGAACAAGGTTTGCGTTTGCGCGAAGTGCGGATACGAAGAGGTCGGCAAGGCGGGCGAAATGTGTACCGAAAAGGTATGCCCCAAGTGCGGCGCGAAAATGGCCCGAAAGGGCGTCGAGCAGGAACGCGAGGACGCCGAGATGCGTAAGGCGCTCGACGAGGTGAACGCAGTTGCGGACGAACTCCGCAAGGCGCTCGCCGCGTTCAGCAAGCCCGCGCCCACCCCGACGCCGACCGCGGCGCCAGCGGTCCCCGCCGAAGTCACGACAGCGATCGAGAATGTCTCGAAAGCGGTCGCGGCGATCCCGGTGCTCTCTCAGCAAATCGCCGGTCTCTCGAAGACGGTCGGCGAACAGAACCAAAAAATCCGCGCGCTCGAATCCTCGGAGCCGATGCCGAACTCGATTCAACCCGAGGGCGTTCAGAAGTCGAGAGGGGAAGAGCGGGCCGATTGGGGCGACGGTTGCGATCTGAACGCGGTCGAAGAGCCCGACGACGATCTCCGCTTCGAATAGGCGGCGAGGACTAGGTTAAGAGTCGGTGAAACACAAGAGCGAAACTTTCAAAACGGAGGAAATGAAAATGGACGACAACCGCTCGATCATCGAGAAAGCGGATCTCGCCGTTGCCGATCTCACCTCGGGCGGCGGTCTGCTCCAACCTGCTCAAGCCGCCAAGTTCATGCGACTGCTCGTCAAGCAGTCGACGGTCATGAACATGGCAACGGTCGTGCCGATGCGCTCGCCGAAGCAACTGATCGAGAAGATCAGGTTCGGATCGCGCGTGCTCCGCGCGGGCACCGAGGCGGTAGCGCTCCCGGTGGGCGACAGGGTCAAGCCCGATCTCACCAAGACGGAACTCGACGCCAAGCTGTTCAAGGCGGAGGCCAGGATCAGCTACGAGGCGTTGGAGGATTCCATCGAGCGCGGGGCCCTCAAGAACACGATCATGCAACTGCTCGGCGAGGCGATCGCGCGGGACATGGACGAGGTCATCATCAACGGTGACACCGGCTCCGCCGACCCGTTCCTCGCGCAACTCGACGGGCTCCTCAAGCAGACGACCTCCAACGTCGTCGACGGCGGCACCGTGCCGCTCAACAAGGGCGTGCTCCGCGACATGCTCAAGGCGATGCCGTCGGAGTGGCTCCGCAACAAAAAGATCATGCGGTACATAACGTCGGTCGACGCGCTGATCGACTACCGCGACACGCTCGCGGGCCGCGCGACCGGCGCCGGGGACAAGTTCCTCGAAACCGACGCCCCGGTGCTCTACTCGGGCGTGCCGCTCGTCGACGCGCCGCTCTTCCCCGAGAACCTCGGGATCGGGACCAACGAGACCAACGTTCTTCTCTCCGACCCGAAGAACATCCAGGTCGGGATCTGGCGCAAGATCAGGATCGAGACTCAGCAGGACGCCCCCGCGGGCGTGCTGATCATCGTCGCGACCCTGCGCTTCGACGTCAAGTGGGCGGAAGAGACCGCCGCGGCGAAGGCGATCAAGGTCACCGTCGCCTAGCGGCGTGATCGGGGTCTAGGAACATGAACCGAGCCCGCCCCTCTCCTCGATAGGGAGGGGCGGCGGAACGCTACGAAAAGCGAGGTAGGAACATGGCATTCGGAGCAATCACTTCTCAGATCAAGTCGGGGGGGCAACCCTCGGCGCCTCTCCGCGCGGATCGGATCGTGCTCGTCGGCGACGACGACTACAAGACGGGCGGCACCGCGGACACGACCGCCGCTCTCAACGCCGCGATGACGCCGACGCTCACGCGGACCGTGATCGACGTGATCGGGCAGGATGAGACCGGGCAATACAAACTCCAGTTCGACGGAGCGAACGACAAGCTCAAGATCATCGACATGAACACGTCGCCGCCCGCGGAGGTCTCTCCCGGCGACAAGTCGGGCATCACCTTCGTCGCGACCGTGTTCTCGAAGTAGCACGTCGGACAACCGGATAAACGGCGCGGGGTGATTTCGGTCGCCTCGCGCCTTTGCGCCCGCACCGTGCGGGCAAGGTAAAGAGAGAGGGAGAGAAACCGATGGCAACTTCGAAAATGTTGGTCAGGCTCAAGCCCTTCGCGCCCAAGCGCGGGCACGTTCTCAGGCGCTACGTTTTCCGCGGCGTCCGCTTCGAGTCGGGTCGCTGGTACGAGGTCGATCTCTCGACCGCCGACTACTTGCGCGATTGCCGACAGGAACACAACGATGCCGACTCGCCCCTCGCCTTCGACGTTTGCACGACGGCGGAAGCGAAGGATCTCGTTCGACGCGAGAGGATCGCGGAAGAGGAGAGACGTCGGCGGAGCGCCGGTCTCACGATCCACCGAGCCCGCGGCGACGCGGCGGCTCGCGAGGTGAACCTCGACGACATGAGCGACGATCTGAACGACGAGGCGCCCGACACCGAGGAGCCCGAGAGCGGGGGAGCACTCACCTCGACGGACGTGAGCGGGGGAACGACCCGTAAGCGCACCGAGGCGAAGCCCAAGTCGTCGAAGGCGTCGAAGAGCAAGTCGAAGCGTTCGCGCAAGTAGGCGGGCCGATGTCCCGCTACCCGACGATCGCAGATCTGCGCGACCTCGCCGGGGGCGCGTTCACCACGATCGAACCGATCACCGTTCCGGTGGAGGCTCCGTGGGATCGTGTTCTCGGCGGGGCCTTGCACTTGTTAGGCGGCTGCGAGATCAAAGTTCGCGACGACGCGCTTTCGGACGCTCTCGAAGCCGACAGCGATCCGACCTCTACCTCTCCCGATACCTTTCTCGTTCCCGCGTTCGTGGTTGATCGTGACTACCCTCGCGCCTCGATCCTCGTTCCTCTCCGACTACTCGACGCAAAGCTCAACCCGTGCGAGGCGGGCGCGGGTCCGAGGTCGAAGGGAGATCCGACCCGTTGCGACCACAAGGTCTTCGAGGATCATTGCGCCGGGTGCTTTTTCAAGCGCTGGCGTGAGCGCGCGATCGAGGAAGGGATGATCGAGTCATGAGCGAGCGAGACTTACGAGGACCGCGTCCAGGGGCCGATACGGGTCGGCGGGTGTCCCGACAAGGGGAAGGGGCGGAGGCGGCGACAGCGGCGAGCGTGGGCCCTCTCAGGGCGCCCCCGGTGGCGCGGGCCGAAGACGTTGATCTCTCGAAGGCGAAGCCGGGGCACAAGCGATGCAATGGAACCGGGATCGTAGGCTACAAGACGATCAACACGGTCGAGGGTGAGGTGAAGATCCCGATCATTTGTCGGTGTGTCACTCGGCGCGGCGGCGTCAAGACGCCAGGGGGAGAGAAGCTCAAGGCGGCGCTTGCGAAAGAGAACGCGGACAAGGCGAACGAGCGAATCAATCAAATGACCGGCGAGGAGATCGAGGCGTGAGCGATTGGGAAGGCAAGAGCTATTTTCTCAACGAGGAGATCGACTCGCTCGGGGCGAAACCCTTTCTCGCCTCGGGGGAGATCATTCGCCACAAGGCGGGCGCTCATATCCTGCGCTGTCCCGCCTGTAATGCCGTTCAATTCGTCGCGAACGAACTACAAGGTGAAGCCAGCGCTCCCACATTTGCGAAGCCGTTACGGTGCGCGTGTGTGCGTTGCGCGTGTGAATTCAGGATCAGATCAGGGAAAGCGATCGAAGTAGGCGCGGACGCCCGCGAGTGTTAAGATCGCCATTGAGGTAAAGCCCGAAGGTAAAGAAACATGAGCGACACAAAAGGTGCGCGGGGTCCGCGCGTGAGAACAACAAGGGATCTAGCCGTTGCAGGGTTTCTCTACATGGAAGGTTTGCCACTCAGGAAAGCGGACCGCCGCGGTCGCGAGTTCGAGTTCCAGTTCGACGATCCCCCGAGTGAGGAAAACCCCGACGGGCGATGGGATCAGCTTCACCTCGCCTTTGCGAATTCCCTTTGTTCTCGCTACGACAGCGCGGTTCGCACGCTCAAAAAAATGGTGAACCGAGAGGGCGCAAAGAGGGGCGACTAACCCTCACAAAAAAACGGAGGATCGAAAATGGCACTCAGCACAATCGGCGACAACTATTTCGCGGGCGGTCGGAACATCGTCCCCGACCCCGACGCAAACAAGGAACTCGCGGATCTGATCAACGAGATGATCGCTCAGATCAACGCGAACGAGAGCGCCGTCGGTTCCGTGGGGACCGACGACGTGAGCAACGACTCGGGCGTCGCTGGCGCGACGGCAACCGCGGCTCTCGATCAACTGGCGACGGATATCGGCGCGCTCGGTTCCGACGACATCGCCAACGATTCGGGCGTGACGGGGGCGACGGCGTCCGCCGCCCTCGACACCCTCGACGCTCGCGCCGGGACGATCGTCGACGACGAGAGCCTCGCGGTCGCCGCGACCGTGACCGAGCACCGCTTCACGGCGACGGCGGACGGCGTGATCGAGCGCTTCGGAGCCAAGGCGGAGACCGCGGCGGCGGCGGGCGAGTCGTGCGCCGTCGACGTCCAGATCAACGGCACGACAGCGCTCACGGCGCCGGTCACGCTCGACGACACCGCGGGAACCAACTACACCGCGGGGACGGTCGACGCCGCGGCGAACACGTTCACCGCGGGCGACGTGATCACCGTGGTCAAGACCTACACCGCGGGCGGCACGCCGACGCCGATGACGGATATCAGCGCGCCGATCCAAGCGCGGTTGACCTAGTAGCTGCGCCGGTGGGAACGGGGGCGACTCCCCGCTAACCGGGTGAACGAACGGGATGGATCTACGAAATGCAGTCACGCCCGAGAGACTTCGATATCTGCGACCGCTTCCGCTCGCAATCGAGTTCACGTTCGCGGAAGTCTCGGGCGGTCCGCTCAAGATCGGGACCGTTCCGTTCGGTCATACCGTGCGCGAAACCGTCGTTCAGATCCTCGAAGTTTTCGACGGGGGTCTCGGTATCACCGTCGGAGATTCCGCCGCGCAAGCTAGGTTCCAGGCGATCACGGACAACAAGCCGACGCACGTCAACCACTACAACGTCAACAACGTGTTCGACGGCTACACAAGCGACACTGAAATTTTTGTTTATTTTCCGGTTGGAAATCCGACCACGGGACGCGCTAAAATAACCGTGTTCCTCGACTGAACGAAAAGAGAGGAGAAAGCTCTATGGCATGGTACGAGAAACTTCGCGGGATCATCGGTAACCTGTTCCAGTTCGACGGGCAGGACGGGCCGCAACTCAAGAACAACTCGGGCGTGATCGAGGCGCGGGACAACACCGACGCGGCGATGGCGCTCATGAGGGGCGCGGGAATCCCCGCGAGCGGTTCGACGCTCGACGATCTCCCCGATCTGCTCGACCTCCGCGGTCGCGTGGTCGACGTCGAGTTCTCGTTCGACGGCGCGAGCCCCCCCTCCGCGGGCGCCAACACCGACAAGTTCGGTTTCTGTCACACGTCGGGCGGGAGCTACACGGCGGGTGATATCGTCTACGACACGGGCGCCGCGCTGGTCGTCATGCCGTCCAACGTGGCGACGCACCTCACGAGCCGCGCCGCGGTGAGCGGGACGATCTCGCTCATCGCAAACGGTCTCTATGCGAGGCAGGGCGCGACGTGGACTCTCAAGGGAGACGGGACGCCGACGCAACTCGGTCACGAGTTGGCGATCGCGGTCGACTACGACTTCAACGATTCGAGCGTTTCGAGCACGACCGAGATCCCCGACGGTGCGATCGTGACCCGCGTCACGAACTCGGTGCAAACCGCGTTCAACGACAACTCGGCGACGGTTCAAGTCGACGTCGACGGCGGCTCCGACGAGACCGTGATGGCGACGACCGACTCGAAGCTCAAGGCCGCGAACGAGTACAGCGTTCCGCAGCACACCCCGATCACCTCGTCGACGACCGGGCCGGTCACGCTCACCGTCACGCCGGGGACGTCGACCACGGGCGCCGGTCAAGTGATCGTTCACTACGTAACCCCGCTGGCGTAGTAGTGGCGAGGGCGTGTCGCGATGGGAGAAGTTAGCCGGAACCGTTGCCTCGTGGTTCGGGCTCGGTGGCGAGGAAGAGGTCGCCGTCGGCAAGGACGCAAGCGGTAACCTCGTCTTCAAGGATCAGGTTGTAAGCGGCACGCCAACACTTTCGGAACTCGTCGCGGCGTCCGAGGGTGACGATCAAGTCAAGGAAAAGGTCGAGGACGGCGACACCTTCCGCGTCAAGGAAGATCACCAACACATAGTAAACGACACCTTCACCACGGAGGGATCAGGCGTCTACATCGTCGAGGGAACAAGCGTTATTTTCGGCGGGAGCGACCCGCAAGCGTTCGACGCGTTCGACGGTGCGGGCGGGACGGTGGTCGGGGCGTCATGGGTTGACGTGCCCTTGACCAATGTCGCTACACCGGGCGACGTGTTCCAGCATTCGACGCCCGAACCCTCCGTGGTCGTTTTGGTCGCCGGTCGTTACTTGGTGAGCGCGCGTTGTGGAACGACAATCACGTCGGGAACGAGTCGCACGGATAGCAGGATGCGGATCGCTATCGACACCGGGAGCGGCTTCGCGGAATTGTCGGGTTCGAGGGCGGCGATGTATAATAGGACTCTGAACCTCGGAGAAGACTCCGCCAGCGTGACGCGGATCTTGTCCCTCGCCGCGGGCGACAGGTTGAAGGTTCAGGCGCAACTCGCCAACGGCGGATCGAGCCTCGCGCTCCTCGCCAATGCGTCGGGGTTGACGCTGCAAAGGCTAGGGTAAATGGGAAAGCATAGACTCGAACATCAATCGACGCCGACCTCGAATCCGCCCGCGGGATATTCCGAGCTTTACTTCAAGAGCGACGGCAACCTCTACGCGCTCGACGAGAGCGGGAACGAGATCCAGTTCGCTTCGAGCGGCACGCTTCCCGCTCACGCGTCGACGCACGAGAACGGGGGAGCCGACGAGATCAGCGTCGCGGGGTTGAGCGGCACACTTGCCGACCCGCAAGCGCCAACGTCGCACGCTTCGTCTCACCAAAATGGCGGGGGCGACGAGATCAGCGTCGCGGGTCTTTCTGGCGTACTCGCCGACGAGCAAGACGCGGGGTCTCTCAAGGGGAGCGACCTCACGTTCTCGTCGCTTCGTATGGGGTGCAAGATCTATTACGACGAGACCGCGGGCGAGTGGAAGAACGAGCCGCTCCCCTTGGTCCCTTACGGCAAGGTGCTCGGCGAAGATTGGGCGCCTTCGTGGTCCGAGCTTTACGCGTTCGGGCACGCGGTATTTTTTAACACGGCGATCAGCGTGACGAGCCACGTCGGGAACGGGAGTGTGTCCTATCTCAACGGGATCAGCGCGACGGCGGGTGATTCCTACACGGTCACCGACAGCGGCACGCTCACCGCGGGCTCTCTCGCGGTAGGGGCTGGCGCGATCGTCTACTGGACGGGGAGCGCTTGGGCGTTCGTGGTTCCTCACGACGGGAGCGGCTACGTGCGCGCGGGGGTACGCGTTCAACTCTCAACAACGACCGCATTGATCGCACCGTACACGGACGGCACCGACGACGGGAAGATCTTCGCCTTCGACGGCACCGACAACACCGGCAACGAGACGACCGCGGATCTCACCTTCACGCTTCCCGCGGCGAGCGGGCTCCCTAACGATGGAATGTTCCGCGGGCCGATCTACGTCGGCAACTTCTCGGGCGATAACGAGTTGACCGTCGACATCGCGAGTAGTGGCGCGTTCAGCGACGGGCTCGTCTCGGTCCTCTTGTCGCACGATTCCGAGAGCATAATGCTCGGTGCCGTGAACGGAGGTCTCGCGACAACGTGGATGAGGATCTCAACGGTCCACCACCATTTGCAGGTTCGGCGCGCGGCGACGTGGGCGTCGAGCAACTTCGGGACGCCGACCCCGGTCCCGTTCGACACCGAGGATCACGGCGGGAACCCCGACGTTAGCTACTGGGATAATCCTACGAATCCGACCAGACTCTATGCGGCTTTCAAGGGCGAATACCACGTTAGCGGATTTGCAAATATCGACAGCACAGGCGGGTTCACTTGGACATGCGAGGCGTGGGTTCGCAAGAACGGAACGACCGAGGTCACCGGGACGCGGCTCCGAACGGGGAACTACGGCAACGAGGATCAGGCGATAACTCTTCCCCCCGTGATCCTTGACCTCGACGTCGGAGATTATATCGAATGGATTTTCGATCACTCGGCGCTCTCGGGGAACCTCAATTCCGCGATGCTAGGCATGGAGAAGAATTACTAATGTCCTATCTCTACGAATTTGGAGGTCTCGACGCTGTTCCGAATCAGGGCTATGTGGAGGTCGAGACCGAGCGAGCGGGCTTTCCGGCGATCGAGAATATCTCGTTTCACCCGTCGGAGAGGTGGCTCAAGATTTGGTTTGCGACCGAGCTTTCCGAGGCGCTCCAAACCTCGCTCGAAGGTATCGTCGCGACCGCCCAAACAAAGGGCCCGAGGTTCAAGCGGACGTCGGGATATTCCTATCAAGAGCTTTACGCCAATAGCAACGGATGGACGGAACACCGGGTTTGTGTCCAGTTCGGTTTTCGCTTCGCGGAGATTCCGAAGGTCGCGATCTCTAATTCCGAAATGAGCAACGCGACCGACATTCAAGTGATCGACGTTCGCGAAGACCATTTCATGATCAGCATGAGAGCAAAAGGACGGAGCGGGATCTCCGTCGGTTTCAACTGGGAGGCATGGGGATGATCAGCGGACTATCACCTAACGCGCTTTACACCGACAGCTTGCCTTGTCACGACTTCCGCGATCCCGAGACATGGCAAGCCAAGCCCTCGGAGGGGTGGACAACTGGCGACTTGGCGGTCGAGAGTGTCGCAACAAGCGCGGGCGCCCCGGTGCGCGTGCGGGTCGTCGCGGCTGGCGTGGAGACCGGGATGCATGTCACGTTCAGCGACGTGGGCGGCACGACCTCTCTCAACGGCAAGACCTTTACCGCGACTAAGGTCGGCGACGATCTCTTCGATCTCGACGACACCGACGGCGCCGACTTCGAGCCGTTCACCTCGGGGGGGAACGTGGCTTACAACAACTTCGATTCGGCGTTCATGGTCGCGCCAGCGGAGAACCCCGATCAGGGATGGGGACAGGCGATCCTTATCTCGTCGGTGTGGCTCAAGATGTCGCAAAACGCGCGAATGCACTCGCCGTTGCTGATCATCTACAAGGCAAAGGACGGCACGACGATCAAAGAAACGGTTTACAAGAACCTCGACGACTTCCTCGACAGGTTCACGAGTCTCGTGAAGATCTCGGTCGACCGTTACGAGAACACGATCGAGTGGTACGAGTATCTTTTCCCCCAACCGCTCACGCTACGAACGGCGGTCGCCCCCCCTGGGGCGCCGATGCCATACTTCTACAGCGTAACGATCAAGATCTCGGACGATCAGCCGTACAAGACCGAGGACGGCGGAGAGATCGAGTATTGTCGAGTCAGGTATCCCGACGTTCAAGTTCACCTCGACCAAGAATACAGCGGGGAATAATGAGCACGCGCCGCCGAATTCTCGTTTGCCTCACCGCGACCCGCAAGTGGTATGGGAAGCTGATCCGGTGGGCGACGCGCTCCCGCGTGAACCACTCGCTCGTCAAGCACGATGATCCGTTTTGGGGAGCGTGGCGCGCTACCGAGATCGACGAGCGGGGACCGCGGGACATAGACGCTCGATACCTCGCGCGCTTCGACTACATCGAGCACTGGGAGAGCGACCTCGATCTCGGCATAGGCATGAGGGCGATGGGGAGATTCGTCGGAATGGCGCGTTACGATTGGCGAGGGTTGCTCGTCGGCTTACTCCGTGCCGTGCTCTTACGGGTCGGCGGCTGGGAAGTCGACAAGGCAATTCACTCGCACGGTCGCCTGTTCTGCTCGGAGTTCGTCGCGGAGGTGCTCAAGCGCTCGAAGGTTCCAGGCACCGAGGAATGGATTCCCGCGAACGTGTCGCCGGGAGATCTTCGACGGTTCATGAAAGCGAGCCCGCACTTCCACCAAGTCGACGAGCCGACGGAGGAATGAGATGAGCCGCGAGATCATAGTCGGTCAAACGATTTATGATCAGTTCCCCGCGTGGGAGTTGAACGGCTTCGATAAGAAGAGCGGGCTCGCGGGTTCGTTCATCGTTTCGATCTGGCGCGACGGCGCGCTTCAAGCGGTCCCGGTCACGATCACGGAGATCGGATCGAGCGGAGAATACCGGACCGCATTTCAACCGAACGCCCCTGGATTTTGGTTTCTCGAAGTCAAGATCCCGTATAACCGCGACGTTTGGAAGGGCGAGTATGCGAGCGTTGGGGATCTCAAGTTCGGTTGTTCGATGGGCGAGGACGGCGCGATCTTCGCGGCGAATATCTGGCTCAACCTCGACGGGCAACGCTTGATCGACGTCGACACCATGAGCGCTAAGATTAAGGACGGGGGCGGCTTCGAGATCGCCGATCTCGGAACAAGCTCGACGCCTTCGAGCGACGGGGTCTTCGAGTTCTCTTGCGGGTCGGGTGTTCTGGATCGACACGTTCCATATCTGATCGAGGCGACGGCGACGCGCGACGGTGCGACGTTCCATGCTAACCTTGGCTTCACGAGGGTTTGATATGGCGATCCTCTCCAACGAGTTCAACCTTGTGGGGCTTCACCTCGCGATCTATGGAACAACCACGTTGAGACCGGCGATCGACTCCGCGGTCGACCTCAAGCCCGACGTGGGGAAGACTCAGAATCTAACGCCCGAGATTGGCGCCGTTGTCGCCCCGGTGACCCCCGTCGCGGATCTCAAGCCGCGCATTACCAGTGCGCGCGATCTTGCGCCCGAAGTAGATACAGCGGAGAATTTGAAACCGGAGATCACAACCGTAACCGAGGACTAGCGACATGGCGACGATCAAAATCCGATGGCACGTTGACGAGCTTGCGAACGTCATGAGCAACTTCGACGTGCAAAAGGTTTACCGCTCGACGACCGGGCCCGAGGGACCGTGGACGGAGATCACGACGGTTGCGACCCGTGTCCCGCTCGTTGTTGGCGTCGAAAATTATTTCTACGACGACGGCGCGGGCGATCCGTCCTACTACTACGCGATCAGCTATTACAACACGTCAACGACGCACGAGTCGTCACTCTCCGAACCGAAGCGCGGGGATTTGTCCGGTTACGTATCGATCCAAGACGTGCGCGACGAGGGGTTCACCGATCCGCCCTGGACCGACGCGCGGATCATTTCTGCGATCGAGTTGGCGACCGCCACGATCGACACCGCGACGAAGATGTGGTTCGAGCCTCGTCAATGCTCGTTCCTGCTCGACGGTCGAAAGGACGTTCGCGGGATCGACTTCCTGCTCTCCCTCCCGATCTGCGCGGTGACGAAGCTCACGATCTACGACTTGGAGCAAGAGATCGAGGGCTCGTTCAGGATCTACAACCGGCACTTAACGCAAGGGCTCACGCGCCCCGACGACCGATCGAATCCGAGAGTCTCGTTCGACTTCACGGTCGCGGCGCTCGATCCCGCGAACCCGATCATTATCGAGGAGCAAGGAATCCCGTTCATAGAGGGGCGCCAGAACATAGGCGTCGAGGGCGTGTTCGGATACACGACGCTCGGACCGAACGATCCCGTCGGAGAGACGTCGCCCGGTTCGCAGATCCCGTTGAGCTACGGAGAAACGCCGCCCTTGATCAAGCGCGCCGCGTTGCTCCTCGTCGCGGACTACCTCACGCCGCTCGCGGACGGCGGAGGCGTGGGGCCCTCGGGACCGATCACGAAAGAGAAGACGCGCGATCAGGAAGTTCAGTATCAAGCGGCGTCGTCGGCGGCATCGCTTCAACCGGACTCGCTCACGGGGAACCCCACGGTTGATCGAATCCTCGGGGCGTTCCGCTCCCCGCTCGGGATGGGGGCGGTCTAATGTACCGGGGGCGACTCATACAGCGCGCCGCGATCGTGCTCGAACGTCTCGACACCGAGGCGACGAGCCTCGTTGTGGGCGGCGGCTACGACGATCGGTTCGGCGAGACCATCCCGGTCGCCGACGGCTCTCAGTTCGGCGACGACTCGGTTCGCTTTCACGACCCCGACGTGATCCCCTGTCAGGTTGATCGCGGGATATGGGGGCGCGAGGAAATGACAGGCGGGGGAGAGCACGTCGACACGGAGGCGATCTTCACGCTTCACCTCAACGACCTCGAACGCCTCGGTCTCGTTCTCCCTAGCGGAGAGGTAAGGATCGGGCTCGGCGACAAGATCTCCGAGCTTCGTCGCCCCTCGGGAACCCTGATCATTTCTTGGGCGGACTCCCCTCTCTACGTGACGCAAGTCGAGGACGCGGGGATGGGGATCGACTCGGCGGCGGGGGCGACCCGTAACCTCGTGTTCGTTCACGCCAAGCCCGACAGGAAGGGACAGGGGCGCCGAACATGATGATGGGCGTCAACGTGACGGGAGCCTTCGAGAGCGCGGCTAACCTCGCGGCGGCGGCGGCTATCGCGAAGACGCAAACCTTGACGATCCTCGCGCAAGAGGCGGAAATGCTCAAATCCAAGATCAGGATGGGCATTAGAAACCAAGCACCGGGAGGGAAGGCGTTCGCGAAACTCGCCGACACGACGATCGCACTTCGCCAGCTACCGCCCGCCCCCGGCACGAAGGCGCGCAAGGGATCGACGAAGGCGCTGATCAACAACGCCGACTTGCTCCACAGTGTCAACGTGACGAAGCTCCGCGCGGATCGGTATTTCGTGGGCGTTCACCGAAAGGAGCGGTCGACCTACGGGGAGCGGCTCGAAAACATAGCCATGATGCAAGAGGAAGGGACGAAGCCGTATCTCATAGAGGTCACCCCCGAGATGCACCGCTTCTTTATCTTCCTCAAGCTCGAAGAGGTTGTCGAAGGTATCCCCCCCGTGGGGAGCGTGATCTCCCATCCCGGTCTCAAGCCGCGGCCTTTCCTTGTGCCGTCTTATGAGGAGTGGGAGAAAGAGGCGACGCGCCGGTTCGAGAAGCGGCTCCTCGCGTCGTTGGGCCCGCTAGGATTCCGAAAGAGGTAAGGGATGGCGATACCGACCTTCACAAGCATTGACCCGACGAGCGGACCGACGAAGGGAACGAACCTCGTCAAGATCGAGGGAACGAATTTTCGACTCCCGCCGTCGCCGCCCGCGGAGGGTCCGGTCGGAGGGCCCGCACAGAAGACCGTGAGCGTACAGTTCGACGGGGTTGAATCTTCGTGGGCTCACGCGATCACGTCCGATCTGATTTATGCCACGGTCCCCGAGTGGACAGGCGCCGACGGGGAGACAATGCCCGTCGACCTCGACGTGAGGATCGCTAACCTCGACGATAGCGGCGTCGAGATTCCCGGCGAGGTAGTGATCGCGGCGGACGCCTACGCGGTCGACCGACCCGTAATGACCACCGAGACCGATTTTCAGATCGTGATCTCGGAGTTGATCGGTCTCTTCCGGCGCCATGTGATCGAAAATGTTTGGATCACATTGTCGAAATTCTACAGCGACGACGTGGCGACGGGGCTCGATCTCGTCAAGAGAGCGGGGCTTCCGCTTCTCCACATACAGGGCCCGAGCACGGTTGAGAATCGCTTTTACTCGTTGAACCGACTCGACCCCGAGGAAGATCCCGCCGACCCGTTCGGATGGATTCAATACAAAGAGCCGGTGACCGTCGACCTCTCGTTCGAGCTTGTGGGGTGGACGGACAACTCGCGCCACTTGTACGGCATGGGGCAAGCGCTCGTTCTGCTCTTGCGCGATCACAAATGGTTGACTGTTCCGATCGATCCGAACGATCCCGCCGCGGGGACGAAGCGCTATGAACTCGACATGCCGTTCGAGGGCCAGCCGGTTTATGACTCGATTCCGGTGGTTGACAACTTGCGGAGTTTTCGCGCGACTTGTATGATCCGAGGGGTAGACGTTGACGAGAGGGATGGGTTGATCCTCCGCCGCGGTTACACCGCGCACGTCGGCGAGGGGTACGGGTTACAGGTAGAGAGCGAAGAGCCATAGACACGAAGGGAACGCGATGCCCGCCAACACCAAGCCGAACACACTCGCCAGGATAACGAACGCGAAGCGAGAGCCTCTCTCGCTTTCTTTCCGTCATTCCGAAGTGTGCGCTTCGGTCGGACGGTGCATATGCGATCAGTACGGTCGCGGCGGAACCGTCAACCTCTCCGCGGGGGAGTCGCGAGAGATTCACCCGCGGTTGTTACACGCCGAAGAATTCCGCAACGCCGAAAGGCAACGCGCGATAAAGGTCGAACGCCCCGCGGGGGCGCCCGCCCGAGAACAGGTCAAGCCCAAGCAAAGCGAAGAGAGAGTCACCGACCCGCAAGAACCAAGCGAGGCGGAGACCGAAGCGCCCGTCGGCGAGGATAAGCCGACGAAGAAAAAGGCGCGCAAACGGAAACGGTAAATCGAGCCACCAAGGGAGGATCGGATCATGGCTTCAACCGAATTGCTTGCGGCAAAGATCGTCATACTGGAAGAGGCGCCGCGTATTCCCGCAATCGCCGCGCAACCGACAGCCGTCACCGGCGTTGTCGGGGTCACCGAGAGAGGTCCGATCGGAGTCGCGACCCTCGTCACGTCGATGGAGGAATACGTCGAAATCTTCGGCGGGTTCACCACGAACTCGGAGGTCGCGAAGGCGGCGCACGGGTTCTTCCTCAACGGCGGCTCGTTCTTGTGGGTCGTGAGGACGTGTCACTATACCGATCCCCTCGACGAGAACAGCTTCACCGCGGTCAAGGGAACGCAAATGCTCCAGAACGAGGGAGCCGCCGCGACCGCCGCGGTAGTCACCGGAACGATCGCCGGTCCGTGGAACCTCGAAAACGGTTACACGATGGGGATCACGACGGACCTCGCGGGCCCCAACGCCGCGACAGTGACCGCCGCGGACGCGACCGCGACCTCGGGCGCCGCGTATCCGATCGCGGCTCTCGCCGGTGGCGAGGATATGTCGATCGACACGGGCGACGGCAACGGACCCCAAACGATCACCGCGGTCGGCGGCGAGACGAGCGCGCTCGATATCGCCAATCTGATCAACGGTTCGATCACGGGCGGCTTCGCGGTCGTCGCGGGCGGCGTTCCGGTGGTTCACACCGACCAGAAAGGATCGGGCGCGACCCTGATCGTCGCCGCGGGAGCGGGGACCGACCTCGCCGCGCTGATCTCCCTCCCGACGGGAACGACCACGGGCTCGGGCAACGTCGCCGACGTCGACAACGTGACGCCGACAGAAATGAAGGCGCTGATCGACGCCGCCGATCCGAACTCGACGGCGACGATCCTCGGGACGAACGCACTCTCGATCGCGACCGATCTCACGGGGTCGACGAAGACGATCCAACTCACGGCGGGATCGCCCGACCTCGCCGCGGCGCTCGGGATGGATGTTCTCCTTCACACGGGCTCGGACGCCACTCCCGAGAACACGCTCAAGGTCGACGGCAAGACCGAGGGTGCTTACACCGACGACCTCACGATCCGAACGCTCCTCGCTTCGAGCGGGGACGTCGACGAGTTCAATCTCCAAGTGATCAAGAGCGGCGTCGTTCAAGAGACCTTCCCGAACCTCACGATGGACTCGACCGCCGACAACTACGTCGAGACCGTGGTCAATCACGTAGCGCTCGGGTCGAACCTGATCGCCGTGACCGATCAGGGGCTCCCCTACAACCCCGACGTCGCGAAGCCCGACTGCGACCCGACCGGAAGCGGTTACGTGGATTGGGGCCCCATGACGGGCGGGAGCGACGGTCTTTCGGGGATCGCCGACACCGATTTCATCGGGACGTCGACCGCGAAAAACGGGACGTATGCGCTCGACCTCGTTCAGCAACTCCGAATCCTGATCATCCCCGGCAAGACGGGCAACGCGATCGCGAACCACATGATCGACTACTGCGAGACGTGGCGCGGCGGTTCGTGCTTCGCGATCCTCGATCCGCCCCCGCTGGCGAGCGTGCCGACCGCGGCGGCGATGGTGACCTACGTCGACACGACGACGGCGATCCTCGGGAAGTCGGAGTTCGCCGCGATCTACTGGCCGCGGATCGAGATCACGAACCCCGACAAGAACGTCTTCGGGTCCGACGACAACTTGGCGGTCGCGCCCTCGGGGTTCATCGCGGGCGTCTACGCGCGCAACGACTCGCGACTCGGGGGAGTCTACGACAACCCCGCGGGCGTCGAGCAGAACGCGGGCGTTGTGGTCGGGTGCGTCGGGTTCGAGACCGACGAGGTTCTCGACGAGCGCAAGCGGGATCTGATCTATCCGAAGAGGATCAACCCGATCACTCAGCTTCCCGGCACGACGCGCCACATCGACGGGTGTCGCACGCTCAAGTCGAGCGGCAACTTCCCGTATATCGGGGAGCGCCGCGGTGTGATTTTCATCGAGCAGTCGTTGAAGGAGGGGCTCGTTTGGGTCAAGCACCGCCCGAACAACCGCGTGTTGCGCCAGCGCGTGAGACGCGCGATCGTCGCCTTCCTCACGCGGCAGATGAACGTGGGGGCGTTCCGCTCGACGGTTCCCTCCGAGGCGTTCTTCGTCGACGTGAGCGACGCGCTCAACCCGCCCGCGACCGAGTTCGCGGGAGAACTCAAGATCAGGATCGGGCTCGCGACCAACAAGCCCGCCGAATACATAATCCTGATCGTCACCCAAGACACTCGGGCATTCGAAGAGAGCCTCGCCGCCTAGCGCGGTGTGAGAGAGGAAACGGAGGGATCGAAACATGGCGACTCCGCGTACATGGTGGAAGAAATTCAAGTTCGTCGTCGAGATCGACGGCGTCGCTCGCGCGGCGTTCAACAAGTGTTCGAACATCGCGCCCGAGGTGGCGGACGTGTCCTATTTGGAGGGGGGGGACATCCGTCCCTACCACTCCCCCGGCACGTTGACGCAACCGGAGGTCACAATGGAGCGCGGCGCGTCCGACGACTTCGACCTCTACAACCTGTTCAAGAACACGGTCGACGTCGCGACGGGCGAGGGGCTCAACGAGCCCGACTTGCTCTTCGACTGCGAGGTCGTGCAACTGGACCGGGACGGCTCCGAGGTCGAGAGGTGGCACCTCTACGACTGCTATTGCAGGAAGTTCGACTCGGGCGATTGGGACAACGGAGCCGACGAAGTGCGGATCGAGGTCGTCACGATCCAGCCGCGCTACGCGGAGCGGACCCCGAGCGCGGCCTAGAACGCGCGAGGTTGCCCCGTGACGCTGTCCCGAGGGTGACCGCGTATCAGGTAAAGGCGTGACGCGGGGGGCGCTTAGAACGCGCCTCTCGCGTCGTTAGAGGTAAAGCCAAACGACGAGGTGAAGAACATGAGAACCGAGATCTTTCAATTACCTTCCGGCGCAAAAGTAGAACTCAGGGCGATGACCGTCGCCGACGAGGATCTTGTCACGAGCGGGAAGAGCAACCGACAATCGAAAATGATCGGAGCGCTCCTCGACGCGTGTTGCTTGCGGGTCGTCGACCCCGGTCCTTACGGGTCGCTTGCGGAGGGGGACAAGCCCGACTGGAACAAGGTGCTCGGCGGGGATCGCTTCGCGGCGTTCATCTACCTTCGCACGATCTCGTTCCGCGACGGAACCCTCTACGACTTCGAAACTCAGTGCCCCGCGTGCGGTAAGCGCGGCGAGTATCGGGTCAACCTGCTCGAAGAGCTTCCCGTTCAGGAACTCTCGGAAGAGAGCGCGGCGGTGTTCGAGCGGGGCGGAACGTTCAACATTGAGATCGGCGGGAAGACGGTTTCTTACCGTCACGCGCTCGGCTCCGACGAGGATCGGTTCGAGAAACTTCAAGAGCAGTATCCCGATCGCGTGTCCTCATGCGCGTTGCGGACGCGGATCAAAAAGATCGAGGGTCTCTCCGAGTCGGAGTTCCTCAACTGGCTTTCGGAATTGACCAGCGACGAGGCGGAGGATCTCCGCGACGCGATGGACGAAAACGATTGCGGAATGGACACCGAGATTGAAATCACTTGCCGGTGCGGGTTCACGTCGGTGCTCGACGTCCCTTTCGATGCTTCCTTATTCCTGCCTGGGCGTGGAAGACGGAAGCGCAAGCGCGCTCGGCGCTTGCAACGCTAGGGTTCGGCTCGCTAGGCGAGGAAGGAATCGCGACGTTGTTTCATGAGCTAAACTGGATTCCTATCTTCGGCGGCGGGTGCTCGTTCCAACCTTCCGAAATTCTCGCGATGCCGCTCTACCGGGTGGAGCTATTGATCGAGCGGATAATCGATCAGCGCGAGGCGGAGGTGAAGGGGTTCAAGGGGTAGACGATGGCGCTTGCGAACATGGGAGCGGGCTTCGAGCTTTGGGCGAAAGACGCGGCGTCGCCGGTCTTCGGTCGGGCCGGTCGCAACTTCATGAATATGTCGAACAAGGTTCGCGCGGCGTCGTCGGGAATGGCGAACGGGTTCAAGCAAATGGCAACCGCGATGGCGACCTTCAAGGTCGGCGCGGGCATGACCGCTGGCGTCGCCAATGCCGCGAACGCCGCGGGCAACTTTCAACAGGGGCTCGCGGGGATCGGCGTGATCAGTCAGGCGACGACCGCCGACTTGAAAGCGCTTCACGACTCGGCTCTCGACGCCGCCCTCGGAACGAAGTTCTCGCCCGACGAGGCGGTCGAAGGGTTGACCAATCTCGCGACCGCTGGTCTCACGGCACAAGAGCAGATGTCGACCCTTGTCCCCGTTCTCGATCTGGCGACCGGCTCCCTCGGTCAAGTCGGTCTCGCGGACGCCGCGAACGCCGTCGTCGGCACAATGAAGGCGATGGGGATCGAAATGCAAGGCTACGTCGGCGAGGCGAAAAACGCTTCGGTCGTGACCGACAAGCTCCTCAAGATCACTCAGATGACCAACTTCCAAGCGCGCGATTTTTCGACGGGGCTCTCTCGCGCGGCGACCTCGGGGAACCTCTACAAGCAAAGTCTCGACGACACTTTGATCACAATGGGGCTCTTGCGGAATCAGAACATCGAAGCGTCGATCGCTTCGACCTCTCTCCGTGAATCGTTCGCGCGACTCGCGACCGACCAGCGAACCCAACAGTTGATCCAGAAAAAGGGGATCGACGTCTTCGACAAAGAGGACGGAAAGGTTCGACCGTTCATCGACGTAATGCAAGACCTCTCCGAGAAGCTCAAGGGCGCCACTGACGCCGAGGCTTTCTTGACGACGACCCTCGGGTTCGGGCGGCGTGGTATGGCGGCTTACAACGCGGTAGCGAACGCCTCACGGACGATCACGGTTGACGGCACCGACAAGACCCTCAAGGGCAAGCAAGCGATCGAGGCGATGCGCTTCGAGATCGCCCGCTTCGCGTCGGAGGAAGAGAAACTCGCCGCGATCCAAAAGCTATCGACGGAAGAGCTTCGAACGTGGGCGAAGACTGCGAAGACGTCGGAGGGCGCCGCGAGAGATTTCGCCGACGCGCTCCTCGAAACCTACGCGGGGCAAAAGCAACTCTTGACCGGCGCGACCGAGACCCTCAAGGTCACCATCGGCGAGGGCGCTCTCCCGATCATGAAGCTCGTAACGAAGGCGGTTTACAAAACGACGGAGGCGATCGCTCGTTTCATAAACGCGCTCCCTCCCGGCGTGCGGACGGCGATCATCGGAGTGTTCGGAGCGATCGGTTCGATCATTGCGTCGGCTGGCGCGCTCCTCATGCTCAAGGGGATCTTGACTCTCCTCGGGTTCAGTGTCGGCGGGCTCATCCTCTCGTTCGCAAAAATGATTCTCGTGCTCGGTCCGTTGACCCTCTTGATCGGAGGTTTGGGGATCGCGTTTTATGCCATGTTCCGCGGGTTCCAAAAGAACGTAGGGGGGATGGGGTCGACGTGGGACGGCTTCGTCAAAAAGTTCAAGCTCGGGTTCAAGGCGGTTACCGAGTTGTGGTCGCAAGGATCGCTCTCGTCGGCGACCGAAAAGGAACTCGACAAGATGAATTCGAGCGGGCTAAACGCGTTCATAAACGGGTTCACGCGCTTTCTCAAGCGGGCCGAACTTTTTTGGGAGGGGTTGAAGACGGGGTTCGACCGCGGCGTCGACATGCTCGCGGAGCCGCTCGACCGCCTCAAGAAAAAATTCTTCGACTTGATAGGTGTCGACGCGACCAGCATGTTCACTGGCTCGATGAGCAAGTGGGAAGACGCGGGCGCGCAAACAGGCGTTGCGCTTGCGGGTCTCGGCGAGATCGCGATCGACATGATGTCGGGCGTTATGGATCTCGCGAAGGATATCCGCGAGTCGTTGAAGGGCGTCACCGCGGCGGACGTTGTCGAGGGCTTCCGAACACTGGTCGCGGTAATGGGAACGCTCTACGACGTGGCGGTCTTTATCAAAGACGTGATCATGTTTATCGTTCACGCGATCCAGGGTTTGATCGAAACCGTCCGCTACATGAAGCAAGTTTTCGTTGAGTCGTTCAGCGCGATAGGGAAGACGTTCTCGGATCTGTTCGGCGGGAAGATCTCGCTAGGCAATTTCGGAAACATTATGCAGCGGCGGCTCATGAATGTTCAAACAGGATACGTCGATCCGGTGACCGGGAAAAGGGAAGTCTCGGCGGGGTCAAGCAAGCTCCTACAAGCGAGGCACGATAAGATACAAGCGCAATTTCAACGAGCGGGGCAGCGGGCGCAAGAGGCGCGAATCACATCCGACATAGCGCAAGCGCGCGGTGGGGTTACCTCGTTGCTCGGCGAACTCGAAGAACAAAAATACAACATGGCGCAAGAGCGCGCGGCGGGACAACTCACCTCGGAGCGCGCGGGCCAATACGAGAAAGAGTTCAACCGAATCGCCAGCGCGATCGATGCGCTTGCGGGTCGCCCGGTCGAACTCGTCGCCGAGATCGACGGCGAAAAAGTCATGGAGTTAGTCCACAAGCAGAACGTCGAAGCGACCGAGCGCGCGATGGAATAGGGGAGTTGCGATGGCACAAGACCCGAACGCAAAACCGGCGAACAAGCCAAGCGGCGATCGCAACTTGAGCGACATCTTCGGTCGCGACGTGACGGTGGTTCGTGGCTCGATCACGAACGAGCGGAGCGGCGAGTCGTTCGAGTTTTTCTTCAACCCCCCGGCGATCGAGGAAGTCTATGAAGCCGAATACGACATGCAATCCCCGATGGGCATGTCGCACGGATACCACCAATTCAAGGCGAACAAGAACGTCCCGGTCACTTTCGAGATCTACTACAACCGAATGCTGGTCGTTCAGGAACTCCGCAACGACGTCCCGTCAAACGAGCGCTTCGATCTCGCGGTAGAGAAAGGCGAAGAGGGTCGGAAGTTTTTGATCTCGTGTCTCTACCCTCCCGACCCCGAGCCGCAAACCGGACCGAGCGAGGGGATCATAGGCGCGGCGCCCCCGCCCTTGCGCCTCAATATCGGGAACGTCTTGTCGTTGCGGGTGCGCTTGATAACCTGTCATTTCCGTTACGCGAGATTCGACAAGCTCATGCGCCCGATGATCTGGACCGCTCAACTCAAGTTCGACGAGGCGCCGATCTCGCGGATCACAATGGAGGCGGCGCGAGATCTCGGGTCGTTCCGGTGAGGTGCTAGATGGCGATCTATTTCAACAGTCGTTACCGATTCGTGTTCGGGCTGACCGATGACGAGGGGCGCGACTACCTCGTCGAGCGTCAACCGTTCCGCTTCCGCGAAGAGACCGACAACCGGACGCACGTCGTCGCGGAGGGCGACACCCTGTTTAACCTTGCGGGTCGCTACTTCCGCGCCATAGATACCGATCGCGCGTGCGGCCTTTGGTGGATCATCGCCGACTTCAACGGCATACACGATCCGACGATCGCGCTCACGCCGTCGTCGCAACTCAAGATCCCGTCGTCGCGCTTGGTGCGAATGGAGATCATGAACTCGAACCGACGAAGGGAGATCTAGGGGATGCCCTTCGCGGACGTGCGTCTATTCGTGAAGCTGATTCACGCCGACGAGGGCGAGAAGCTGATCGGATACCTTCAAGATCGGCTCCTCTCGTTCACGTTCGACGACGAGGAAAAGAAGCTCGATCAAGCGACGCTCGTTCTCAGGAACACGGATCTCAAGCTCCTCGACGAGCCCGCGTTCGTGAAGGGGCAACGGCTCCGCGTGCAATGGGGTTACCCCGGCGACATGGGAGCGCCCCGCGACGTGATCGTTCAAAAGGTTTCAGGGACCGACCCGCTAACCGTCAAGGCGCGCTCCCCGGCGATCCTTATGGACCGCAAACCGCGCCGAAGGATCTGGTCGTGGATGTCGCACTCGGCGATCGCGATCGAGATTGCGAAAGAGTACGGGTTCGAGGGCGAGCTTCTACACGTCGACGACACGAGCGAGATCGTTTATCACGAGGTTTCTCAACGCGTCTCGGACATGCGCTTTCTATCGAAGCTGGCGAAGCGAAACGGTTTCGTGTTCTATCTCGATCACTTGGGGTTTCACTTTCACCGGCGCCCCTTCGAGTTGCAACCGACCCGTATCTACATCTACGCCGCGGACCCCGGTCAAGGCGACGTGTTAGCGCTCCCCTCGTTCGAGGGAAACTTGACGCGCGGCGTGACCCGCGTTCGGACGCTGGCGCGCGATCCGATCACGAAGGAATGGAGCGAGGCTTACGGGTCGTCGAAGGATACCGAGTTCACGTCGCTCGGCAAGGAAGAGGAAGATGGCGATCCAGACGACTACCAGGGAGAGCGACAGATCCGCGTTACGCGCCAAGTCGATCGACCGATCTTTCTCATGCCTACCTCGGAGGCGAAGCTCCGCGCCGACGCGCGATGGCGGCTCACGGCGGAGGGGAAATATTCGGCGAAGTGGAAGACGATCGGACACCCCGAGATCGGAGCGAAGCAAGTCGTCGAGCTTCTCGGCGTCGGTGATACGTGGTCGGGGAACTACTACTTGACCAAGGTTCGAACCCTGATCAAACCGGGCCAGTTCGTTCAGGAACTCGAAGGCAAAAAGAACGCGCTCGACCAAGTGAAGGCGAGGTTAAAGAAGACGCTCAAACAGAACATAAACGACTCGTCGGGCGGTCCCGTCGGGAAACTCACGCGACACGTCGTTCGAATCAGGGGGCCCAAAGATACGCTTGTTTTGGGTTACGTTTGGGAAGATTCGGAAGGCAACCGCAAGGGCGACGCCGTCGCGTTGACAGCCGAGCAAGTCGCCGCGCTTCCGAGATCGGATCGCGAGAAGTGGGAACGCAAGGGGGTAGAGCTACCGCGAACCGCGGGGCCCAAGTGACATGAACACACCGCACGCATACGACGATCAGTTCTACGACGACGATCCCGACAAGCTCTTCGGGCTCTACACGGGGACCGTCGTCAAGATCGAGAACGACCCCAACGATCCGAACGCGGAAGAGCTTCCCTATATCGGGCGGATCAAGTTCGTCATCCCTGGGCTGATCGAACCCGAAAGCGTTTGGGCCCTCCCCTTCGGGGCGGGAGGCTCGGCGCAAGAGGGGCGCAACTACGTCCCCCCCGTGGGCGCTGATGTCTATTGCATGTTCGTAAACGGCGATCCAGATCAACCCGTTTGGGCTCCCGGCTGGCATGGCGACGGCGAGCAGTTCCCCGAGTATACCGATCCGAGGATCAAGGTCTTCGGCTTCGGGCCGTTCCGCGTTGTGCTCGACAACCGCGCTGATCCGGCTCGTGTTGCCGGTTCTGTGACGGGTCCGTTCTCGGACCTAGACGGCAAGACGCTCACGGCGGCGGTCAACCTCGCGACCGAGGAGAGCGTTACCCTCGACGCCTCGCAGTCGAGCGACGGGACGCTCTCGGCGGGAACGGTAGCTTCTCAGATCGCCGCGGTCATGACGCGCGTTCGGTGCTACGCGATCAACAAAGCGATCGTGATCGAGTCGGTGTTCACTGGCGAGTCGACGACGTTGCAAATCGGGGGGAGCGCGGCGTCGGCGCTCGGGCTCAGTACCGAGCAAGAGAAAGGGAGCGGCTCGCGGCAAGCGACGCTCAAGGCGGTTCGAGACGTGAAGGGGACCGAGGAAACGATGGTCGAGTTCGTGCTCGACGCTGATCAGAACTCGGCGCTCATTCGCGCGGAGAGGACGCTCGCGCTCGACGCTCCGCTGATCGATATCAAGGGCGCGCAGGTACAGATTAACGATCGGATCGTCATGCCCTCGACGAAGCCGATACAGGGTTGAAAAATGGTTTGGTCTCCCGACGACATCCCGTGCCTCGCTCTTCCCGAGATACCCTCGATTGACGAGATCTGTTTTCCCGGTGGCTTTTGCCTCTCGCACATTTGGGATGGTATCGAAAAGATCCCGCACGCCGCCGACGTTCCGCTTCAATTCTTTTCGCAGATCGGGCCCGCGCTGGCGCCGCTGAAACCGATCTTCGATATCATTGATTTCGCGCTGGCGATCTTCAAGTGTGTCGAGGGCGGCGTCGACGCAATCACGGAACTCGACCCGACCAAGATCATAGAGTGCATTCCGAACCTCGCCGAGATCCTCGACAAGCTCCTCGCCATGATCCCGCAACTCTCGATCCCGCGCATGATCAAGAAAACGCTTGAAGCGTTCGCGCAACTACTCGAAGGGATCGCCGCCGACTTGCTCTATATTCAATCGCAGGTTCAGAGGATCGCCGATCTGATCGACCGCGCCGCGGACCTCAACGACGTTTCGCTGAACGCGATCCTCGCGTGCTCTCAGCGCACCGTCGACGACGGGGTTCTCTCGACGGCGGAGGCGCTCAAGGGAATCGGTCGGATCATCTTGCTCCTCAATATCTTCATTGGTCTAATTGGCGGCGAGGAAATCCCGTGTTTCGGTCAACTCGTCTCGGACAATCTCGCGGAGGGGCTCGACGCGATAATCGAGATCATTCTCACGCTGGCGCAAGTGCTTCGAGAAATTGCGGACGCGATCATTGATCCCGTGCTCGAACTCACGCTCGCGCTTGGAAAGCAGAGGTGTTAAGCGATGGCTCTTGATTTCGGTCGAGGATTGATCACCCCGTTTCAAAGGGACGGCAAGGGCGACTTCGCCAACACGACCGGCGACCAGTTGCTCCGCTCGGATCTTGCCGAGCTAATCGGCATAATCGGACCGACGGCGGATCAGCGCGGCGAGCTTCCGTGGCGTGACGAGGTGGGAACGCGCTTGATCAACTTGAAGCACCGGAAGATCCACAACTCGACGATCCAGGGGCTCGCCCTCCAAATGACCGCCGAAGTGATCTCTCGCTTCGAGACTCGGGTTCGTGTGACCCGCGCCCGCGTTGAGGTTTCGGATACTGCGCTTCGAGTGTTCGTTTCCTACACGCCGTTAGGTTATAATTCAGATCGCACGAACGAAGCGGTCATCGAAGTGCGGAGGTAACAGTGTCGATCCTTCCCGAAAATTACGACTACACCGACAAGGACTTCGACGCGATGCGCTCGCGCTTGATCGATTTAGCGAAGAGCGTTTTCCCCGAGTGGACCGATTTCGAGATCGCCAATTTCGGGAACGTGATCCTCGAAATGTTTGCGTTCGTCCTCGACGTGTTGATCTACTACCAAGACAACCAAGCGCCCGAGGGCCGATGGGGTTTCGTGCAACTCAGGCGCAACGCGATCGCGCTTGCCAAGCTGATCGGCTACGAGTTGAGCGGCGCCAGCGCCGCGACCGCCGATTGCACGATCACGCTTGCGAACGGACCGCTCGCGGGCGACGTGCCGGTCCCTCTCGGCTCAGTGATTCAAACCCTCGAAGTCACCGATCCGATCAAGGGCGAGATCATAGGGTGGGACGGCTCGGGCGATCCCGTGATTCCCGCGGGGAGCCTCACGGTCGATGTGCAATGGGAGCACTCTCTCACAAAGCAAACGGTCTTCACGTCGGATGGTCTCGCCGATCAAGAGAAGTTCCTCCCGTTCTCCCCGTACCTCGACGGGTCGATCGAGATCTCGACGACCAGCTACCCGACGGGGTGGACGGAGGTCGACAACTTCCTCGAAAGCGGTCCGAACGATCTCCACTTCACGGTCTCGGTTGACCAGAACGATCACGCGACGATCGGCTTCGGCGACGGCACGAACGGGAAGATCCCGCCCGACGGGGACACCATAACCGCCGACTATAAGACGGGCGGAGGGCTCGAAGGCAACGTCGACGCGGCGTCTCTCGTCAAGCTCGTCGGTACGTTCTCCGACTCGCTCGGGAATCCCGCTTATCTGCGAAGCACGAACGCGGCGGCGGCGGCGGGGGGAGCGGAGAGGGAGACCGTCGAGGCGGCTCGCTCGTTGGCGCCGCAATCACTCCGCGTGTTGAACCGCACGGTCGCCCGCGAGGACTACGAGATCAACGCTCTACGCGTTCCCGGCGTAGGTCGCGCGCTCATGCTCTCGTCGAACGAGGACACGGGGATCAGCGAGAATCACGGGCGGCTCTACGTGATACCGTCGAGCGGGAGCACGCCGAGCGCGGCTCTCAAGGCGTCGGTTCTGGCGATGGTTACCGAGACCTATCCGAACACGATCACGTTTCAAGTCGAGGTTCTCGATCCCGCGTATCTCGACGTTGACGTTCGGGCGACGATCTGGCTCCGCGAAGGTTACTCGGCGACCGCTGTCAAGGCGGCGATTCAAGCGGCGCTCGTCGATTGGTTCGAGCCGCTCGAAGACGACGGGACCGCGAACGCGAACGTCGACTTCGGCTACAACTACAAGGACGCGGACGGCAACCCCGCGGGGGAGATTTCGTGGTCGGACATCTTCAACGTGGTTCGCGACGTTCCCGGTGTTCGAAAGATCGGAGCCGGTCCCGACGATTTCTTACTCAACGGCGTTTCTGACGACGTGCCGATCTCGAATCACCAATTCCCGCGGCTCGGGACGGTGGTCTTGATCAACGGTGCAACGTCGACGCAGATCTAGGAAGGGGCGAGCGTGAGCTATCCGACGCATTGGTGGTTACCCGAGGACAACGCCGACCTCGTTGTGAATCCCGGTGATCCCTCTCTCGTTCTCGACGCGTCCGATCTGGACAAGTTCGAGCGCGCCGTCGGAATCGAGGGGATCGTCTTCCCCTACAATAGCCAAGCCGTTCAATATCTGAACCTCAACCGCTTCGAGGACGGCGCGGGCGTAGAGGAAGGGAACGGCGTCGAGGCGTCGGGGGAGATGCCCGAGACGTCAACCTATTTAGGCGGAGAGCCGCTCACACCGATCATGCGAGGCGACTCGTTCAACGAGTTTTACATATCGCGCGCGTGGGGTCCGTACCTCCGCGGGTGGATCGGCGGTCAATCGCTCGGCTTCGATCCAACCTTGCGCGTGAAGTGGGGCGACGCCGATATCCGGTTCTTGGCGCAAGCTCGCGGCTCTTACGACGGCGCGTTCGCGGCGCTGGTCTCCCCGTTCAATCAAGCGGCGGCGAGAGAGTGGGCGGCGCTCCACGGCAAGGCGGCGAGCGACCTCGGGTTCTGGAAGTATCACTTCGCGAGCGTCGACGATCCGAATGGTTGGGCGGGGCTCCCCGCGGCGGCGCATGTGTCGATCCCGTGGGATGGCGTGACGAGCGGTGAAGCGCGCCTCGTGTTCAGTGGGACGCCGACGGCGGCGACGGTGACCGCGCAGTATCACAACGGCTCGACATGGATCGCGATCTCCTCGGTGGGCCCGATCGACTTGACGACGATCTTCCAAACGTTGCCCGCCCCGATCGGTTCAAACTGGCAACAAGCGGGGATGGTCGCGAGGCTCTTCGCTGGCGCGACCGAGGTCTTCGGTAGTGGGGCGGACGTGCTCGTTCATTGGTTCAACGAGGTCGAGGTCGATCGCTTCGAGCCGTGGATCATAAACCGGCTGGCGACCCGTAACCGCCAAGCATACGACGGCGACCTTGGGGAAGATGGCGATCTGTTCTTCCCCGCGGCGGATCTGATCCACGTCCCGATCGGCTCCAACTTCGGAGCGCCGGTGTCCTTACGGGTCGTTGACGTGGCGTGGAACTCGGTCGTCGAGGTCGACGAGTGGTCCGTTGTTTCTTCCGTTCCCTCGGGGTCGACCGTGCTGATCGAGAACACGACGATCTCTCCCCGACCTTTGCTCCGAGCAGACGGAGCATGGAAGGGGATCGGGGAACCCTTCGCGATAGTCGGGAGGTTCGGGCTTCAAGATCTGTTCTATTTCCAGGGGCTCGCTTTCGGTTTTCAGTATTGCCAACTGATAACGATGGGGGGGACGTTCCTCGTCGGCGATCCGCAAGTCGACAACGGCTTCGCGCTCTACTGGGATGCGAAGACCGAGGAGCTAGTCGCGACGATCTATTCGCTAGGCTCGGCGAGCTTCGTCGAGGCGAGGGCCCCGTTCGCCCCCGGCGATTACGACGGGAAGCAACTCGAACTCGGGATCGCTTGGACAGGCGACGAGGGCGCCGCGGCTGGCTTCGACGATCGGACCTTACGGGTCGTTGTCGACGGCGTGACCCTCGCGACCCTCAAGGTTGACGACGCGGAGATCGCCCGAAACGCAACCGACGCGATCTCATTCGGGCCCGCGACTCACGCCGCATATTTCCCGATGCGGCAAGGCTACCGGGGCACGTTCGGCGGCGCGGTGATCTATCAAGAGCCAATGACCGACGAGGCGCTCGGAGCGGCGTTCTCTCCCGAGGAAATCCCGACCCCCTTCGAGAACCCGAGCTTCGAGATTGAGGCGACCAGCGGGCGCGTGGGGGAGGCGGAGGCGTGGGAGTGGATCTCTCAACAAGTGGCGGCGGCATGGGCGGAGTTCACCGCCTACGTTGAGCGCTTGCGCGCCCCGTGGGAAGATTGGGATCACCTCGGGACACGCGCGATCAAGATAGGCTCCAACGCGGAGCCGTTCGACTTTTCCTCCGCGAAGGCGTTCGGCGTAACGATCGACGGCGTGGGCCAGCTTGTCACGATCGATCCCGCGGTCGCGACGTTTGAAGATCCCGCGAACGCTACCGCGGCGGAGGTGTGCGCGGCGCTGAACGATTTGATCGAGGGCGGGGACGCGTTCCCGTGGCTCGGCGAGTTCGTCGCGGTGCGCTCCTCAAGCGACGGAGAGGGCTCGACGCTTTCGGTCGATATCGCACAAGCGGCGGCGGTCGTGCTCGGCTTCACGGACGCTACGACCTCGCAAGGTGCGAACGACGTCGGATGGTCTGAGCTTCTCACTGACTTCTCGAACGTCACGACGGGAGAGTTCACGGGCGGCTCGGAGACCTTCGAGGGGTTCGAGGTTTGGGGCGACGAGTTCCACGTTCCTCCGAATTGGATCGGCGAACCGTGGCGAGAGGCGTTCACGTATACGCCGGGGGGATTCACTTCCTCGGTAGACCAGGGCGCCCCGTGGTCGCACGATTGGACGCGCGCGTTCGAAGGGTTCGTCGAGGGGTGGGAGAACGACGTTCTCCCGATGTTGACCACCCCCTACACCGCGGACGCCTTGACCCCCGGCACCGCTGGCGACGGTCGGCTCTATTCGAGCGCGTTGACCTTCCCGCTCGGGGTGGGCGCGACCCGTAACCGCCTAACCCTGGGATGGGGGACGATCGCGCCGGTCGCCGGGTTCCGTGTCCTTGAGTTGCCGATCACGGCGGGGAGCTACGCCAGCGCGAGCGCCCTCGTCGCCGAGCTTCAAAGCGCCCTGGTCGCCGCTCTAAGCGGCGACACCTCGGGGTTGACGTTCGGTACATGGGAGAGCGAGGACGGCGAGCAGGAAGGGATCTGGTTAGGATGGGACGGTTCCACGTCGTCGATCTCCGAGTTCGCTATCCTGTCCACCCCGAGATCCGATCGGCTCTACTTCGATCAGGACGCCCGAGAAACCCTCGGGCTGATCGGCATTGGTCCTAACGGGTCGCGCTCGGAGTTGAAGATCCCCGCGGACGCCTGGGATAGTGGATCGACCGGACCGTATGATCCGAGCGGATCGTATTATCTTGCGGAACAATGGGGGCTCGTGATCTATGAAGTGGTCAACGATCCGGTTTCGGGTCTCTTCGCGTTGCCGTACAATTGGGGGGCCGCGGAGTTCGACACGTCGATCGGGTCGGGCACTTACGTCGACCGCGTGACGTTGAAGGGGTGGACGAACGACGCGTCGGCGGTTTGGAAGGATGAATTGACAGACTACTCGACCACAACCGCGGAGTTCGATCACGTTCCGCCAAACGACGCGCCAGCGCCCCCGGCGCCCGGTTACCGTTTGGCGGAGACCTTCACGGAAGATAAGTGGCTCGGTGAGGTGTTCTAAAGGGAGGATCAGATGGGTCTAGCAGATTGGCAAGATCTCGACGGCGCCTTGACGACGGCGGACGTTCGGAGAGGGATCGCGAACAGCGGAACGATCACGCCCCCCGCGGGCGGCGGCTCGTTCACATACGGGTTCAACTCGATCACCGGCGACGCGACCGGGGCGGTCGGGAAGTTCTGTATCCTTTCCGGCTTCGATCCGACGGCGGGCGGCGGCTCCATACGCGGAGCGATCAAGCGCCTCTCGTCGATCGCGAATACGGGGTTCACCCCGCTTCTCTTTTTCTGCGCGCAAGGGGGACCGCCTAGCGTCAACGACGAAGCGTATCTCCTCGGGTTAGAGAACGCCGACCCGTTCCGAATCGTGCTTCGCAAGGGCTCGATCGTGAGCGGGCTCCCGGCGACCGACGAGGAAGGCTCGACGTGGCTCCGTCGTTCCTCCGAGCAATTCACGATCGCCGACGATCTATGGTTCCACCTTCGCCTTGACGCGCTTGTCGAGCCGAACGGCGACGTGCTCTTGAAGGTGTTCCGCTCGGTGATAGGCGGAGCGGTCGATGTGGAAAATCCCAACTGGCAACCCGTGACCGGGATGACCGATTTCGTCGACGACGATCTCGCGATCAACTCGGGGAGCGCGCCGCTCCTCGCGGGGCGCGGCGGCTTCGCGTTCACGGTGCAAGAGGCGATCAACCGTAGAGCCGCGGTCGACCACGTCGAGATCTTCGCGGCAACGTAGAGAGGGCGACCCGTATGAGCGCGACAGATTTCGACCACTACCGAGCCACGAAGAGCGGGAGGATCGAGCCCTCGACCTTCACCGCTCCCGACGGGTCGTTCGTGTTCGCGCTCGGGGCGGAGGCGCTGATCGAGCGCGCGTTGATCACGGGCGGCGACTTCACCGAGATCAAGCAAACGGTCAACCTCGAAGATGTCGATCTCGTCGGCGCCACGTTCGACACTCGGGCGCCCGCCGATCCCGGTGTGCTCAAGCCCGCGCAACTTCCGACGCTCTCGGATACCCTGCTCAACTACCCGATGAACAGCAACTCGCGCGGCGCCCTCGACGACGCCCCCGGCGCGCACCACTTGACCGGGGTTCCCGCGTTGCGCCAAGCGAGAGAGACGTTCGGCGCCGCGGCGGGTTTGTGTCGCGAGATCCCCGCGCTCTCGTTCGCTGGTCAACTCGACGGGGGCAACGAGCCCGAGGTTTGGAGCGGGGCGCTCTCCGCCTACTCGGTCGACTTCCTGCTCAACTTCGACGCCGACTCTCACGTCGGATCGTCGGGTGTCGACCCCGTGATCTTCATGCTCACCGACTCGCCGTTCGCGAGCGGGTTGAAGATCGCGCTCTCGGGCGCCGTCGGTCCCGGCGCGCATTCGTGGTTGATCTCCGTGACTCACGGATTTTTCGGGGTCTCCTCGTCGAGCAACACGGGCGCATTCACTATCACCGCAAGCTCGGGATGGCATTTCTTCACGGTATCGTGGGCGGGCGTGGGGAACGCTTTCGATCTGTTCGTCGATGGCGCGTTGGTCGACGTGGGGTTCTCGGCGTTCGGGGTCGGTCCGTTCAACCCCTACCCCGACGGGGCGATCCAGATCGCCGACCCCGACTTGTGGGGGGCGATCGATAGCGTGCGGTTGTCGAACACCTATCACGGGCTCGCGCAACACCAAGCCGATCTCGCAGCACTACAGGCGGCGCCGACCGCGCTCGATATTCACTGGCTCATGCAAATTTTGATCGACGGCGAGGTCTATGTCTCGCGACCCGTAAGCGCAAGCGAGCGGCGGACGTGGACAGACTTTTTCGCCCCCGTGCGGAGGCTCCTCGGAAATCACGAGGTAGCGTTCCGCTTGATCTCCGAGGAGGGTTGATCATGGCTGGTAACACGACTCCTTATCTTGGGATACCCTGGCCGAGTTCAGGCGACGATCCCTGGTATGCAAAATTCGAGGCGATGATCAACTCGGTCGATCTTCAAGCGTTCCGTAACCGGGAGGAGAACTCGTTGATCTTCACGGGCGGCGGCGACGTGGAAGTGGTCGACGACGGGGCCGGAGGCTACGACCTCCAATGGTCCGAAAAATTTTACGTGTTCTCTCACCGAACCGGGCTCAAGGCGATCGACATCCCGATCGGATCGTTGTCGTTTGGTTCGACGAGCGAGATCCGTTCGCTCTACGTGATCCCGTCATCATGGCCTTTGGTAGACGAGACCCTCGCGCTTCAAGAGTCGGCGACGCCGCCCTCGGGCGCGCTGATCCTCGGTCTCTATAACGGCAACAATCAAGAGGTGAAGTTCGTTCAATCGCGGTTCGCGGACGGGGCGGGCGGCGTGGCATTCCCCGACGACTCGGTCATCGTTGTGGAGCATGGCGCGGACGCCGCCGAGAACGGCGTGAAGCTCCTCGAAGCATACGCGGCGGCGAAGCTCCTCACGCCCGCGGGCAAGTCGCTGGGCGCGAACAACCGAGCACAGGTCTTGATCCCTTACGGGGTCTATGATCTGGAAAGTGCGACCCTCAACCTCGACACCGACTATGTCGATCTGTACGGACTTTGCCCCGGTGCCGCGCGCACCTTTGGCGGTTCCACGTTCAAGACCGGCGCCTATATCATGGGGATCGGCGCATCGGTGCTGAACCAAACCGTCGAAGACGTGCGCCTCTCGAACATAACCGTCGAGCAGGGGACGCCGTCCGCGACGTGCTTCATGATCAACGTGGCTTCTTACGCCGCGGCGTCGCGGTATCAAGGGCTCGTCTTCACGTCGGGCGCGTCGCCGAATCCGGTCGCCGTTCAGTCGGACACGGTCGGAAGGATCGATGGGTTCTGGCAAGATTGCGTCGCGGATATCCCCGGCTTTATCTGGCAAACCAACACGGCGGGGACGTTCTTCCGGTGCGTTGGACAGGCGGGAAGTTTCGCGGGCAACTCGGACACGGGGACCGAGGTCGACGTCGCGTTTACTGGGTACGCGCAGGATTGTTTCGCGGGGCTCGGGTCGTTCGGCGCTACGATGGGCGGAGGGAACGCCACGTTCGCCGGATATGCCGTGCGGTGTCAGGTGTCGTCGAGTGGGTTCGGTTCGAGTTTCAACGGCGCGGGCAGTTACAGCGTGTTGTGTGGCGGCTTCCTCGACGACTGCGACAACGGCTCGACGGGTGGTTCGGGTTCGTTCGGCTACTGCGACAACGGCTCGGCGGAGTGCAGCGCAACGATCCGGCGTTGTCGGAGCGGAAGCTCATCGTTCGGTGCCGCCAACGTGGGCAACGGCACATTCTCAGGCGACGCCCGCGATTGCGAGGCGGGAGACTACACGTTCGGATTTTCCTACGGGGCGCAAGGTTCGTTCTCGGGGACGGCTCTCAACTGCTCGGCGGGAGACTACGCGTTCGGAGCTTCGCGCGCGCCTTCGGCTACCGTGGCGGGTCACGTCGCGACCTCCGCTCTCCTCACCGGATGCAAGGCTACCGGCTACGCGTTCGGAGCTTCGGGGCCGGTCCCCATTGGCAACGATCAGTTCTTCGGGTTCGCCCGCGATTGCGAGGTTACGGGCGCGGGCTTCGGCGCGAATGGCGATTTCGCGGGGACGGCGATCCGCTGCATCGCCGCGGCGTATGCGTTCGGGGGGACGGGCGGAACGACCTCGCAGGTCAATAAAATAATTTGGGAGTGTACCGCTCAAGAGACGGTTCACGCGATCGGCGTTCGAAGCGGATTGCAAATCAAGTTCTCGCGGATACGCGCAAGCGACGCGTTGAGCGCGGCTCCTCTCTTGATCACAACCTCGTCGTCGGCTCCGCTGATCGACAAAACGGAGATCCAAGCGGCGACCACTTATTCGATGTCGATCGATTCGAGCGGCTCGCAGAACGCGAGGATCTCGTTCTGCTCATTGAGCAAGCCGATCTCGATCAACGTGACAAACCTCTTCGCGTCGGCGCCCAACTTGGTCGACGCCAGCGTCCGCAATTAGGAGAGCGCGATGGCGGCAACAATCCTCGATGTCAAATTCACCCTCAACCCCGGCGATTACGGGGTCGGGGCGGATCAACGTGTGTTCCGCGTCCCCGTGGGTTCGAACCCTATCCTCAACGGTCTTTACCTTCACGAGTTTCTCGGCTACGCGAAGAACCTCTCGCCGACCGCGGACAATCGCGTTCTTGTGTTGCTTCCTCCCGGCGACTACGACATCGGCAACTCGGGGCTTCAACTCGACACCGACTATGTCGACGTGAAGGGGTTCGGGTCGTGCCGTTCGATCGACGGCGTGGTCGTGCAAAAGCCCGAGACCTACGTTCACCACGGGAACGGTGCGAGCTACACGGTCGAGGTAACGGCGCAAGACGTGAGACTCGAAGGGTTGAGGATCGAACTCGACGCCGACGGGAGCGCGGGCGGCTATCCGTTGCGGATCGACTCGGCGACCAGCGCGAGCGATTCCCAGTTCCGCGATCTCTACGTCGAGAACCTCGTCGACTCCAACGCCGTCGGGTGCTGGCTCTCGGGTACGTATCTGGGCATCGGCGGTTACTGGGAGCACTGTCACGCCGAGCCGACGCAATCCTTCCTTCGCTGTCAAGAGTTCAGCGGGATCGCGCGCCATTGCTCGGGCGGTCAATACTCTTTCGGGAGTAACGTCGCTTCCGGCGTAACGCTCTCGGGCGAGGTGTACGATTGCAAGGGAGGCAACGATTCGTTTGGCTCGGCGGCGGCTGGCGACGGGATCTTCTCGGGTTACGCGGAGCGGTGCGAGGGCGGGAATAATTGCTTCGGCTATTCGGCGCAAGACTCGGGGGGGGTCGAGGGAAGGTTCGAGGGCGTGGCGCGATTTTGCACCGCGGGGAACTACTCGTTCGGCTCGGGCCCGACGTCGAAGTCGATCAGCGCATTCACCGGCGAGGCTTACGATTGCGAGGGCGGCGACAACTCGTTCGGAGCGGGGTCGACGCCTTCCGACGGATCGTTCAGCGGGCGCGCCGAGAGGTGCGTCGCGGGGACCGACTCGTTCGGCGGTCAATCAATGAGCGGAATCATGCTCGGGTGCCGCTTCGACGAGGGGGGGATCCGAGTCAGTTCGGGCGGCAGAATGATTGATTGCGAGTGTCTTGCGGCGACGCTGGCGATCGAGATAGGCGCGAACGGAATCGTTAGCGGTGGGCGCTTCAGGACGACGAACACCCTCGCGCCCTTCGAGGTGGTCGCGACCGGCGCCGAAATTTTTGGTGCCGCTATCGAGGCGGGTTCAGGCGCGGGATTCTGTGTCTACGCCGCCGCCGCATACTCGGCGCTGATCACTCATTGTCGGATGAACCTCGGGATACATGCGAACGTGACCAATTACGAGGCGAGCCCGTACAACGTGGCAAACGCTAACCTGTACTTATAGGGAGGTATCGATGAGCGGTTGGTCGATCGATGAAATGTTGAGCTTGCCGACGTGTTACTCGCGGGCTCAATACGAATCGCTTTGGAACGGGGCGCCGACGCTCACCTCGTTGCAGGTTTGCCAGCATTCGGGGGCGCCCGCGGACGATCGCGCGCAGATCCTCTCTCACATGCTCGACAATGCGACCGCTCGCCTTTGGGCGTGCGATATGGTCGAGGGTATGGGGATCGAGTTCGACGGCGTGGCGGACGTTCTCGCGCTTTCCAGGGGGATCACGGACGGGAGCCGCAAGGACTCGGAGCGACGGGAAGGAAAGCGGAAATTCAGGCGCGCGCCGAGCCCGGTCCGCGCGTTGCTCCATGACAACGGCGGCGTCGCGTGCCGCTTGGTCTACAGCTACGCACGAACGGCGGAGCCCGACAACGGCGCCGCGCTTCTCTCTCTACTGGCGACCCGGCTCGGAGGATAGATGCCCCTCACGGTTGACCAACTTATCGCGCTCCTTTCCGTCGACGACGCGGAGGGCGTGGTCGTTGCGGGTCGGTACGCGATCATTTTGCGAGACCCGCAACCGGACGAAACGGGGATCGCGATCTCCTCGACGGTCACCGCGAGAGTCGTCGATCTGGACGGCGATCCCGCGGCGCCCCCGACCGGCTTCACGATGCAAGTCGAGATCGATCTCGGGAGCGGGTTTGTCGTCGCCTTCGACGGAGCCAGCTTCGCCGCGCCTTGGACGGGAGCGGGGAGCACTACCGCGCAAAGCTCCGCGACCGACCCGTATCTCTACATCGAGGTAACTTGCGATCAGTCGCCCGCGGTTCTCTCTTCGGAGCAAGTTGTCGGCGTGCGCGTGTCGGCTGGCGCGACGGGCGGCTTCGGCTTCGGTCCGTTCGGGACCGGCGCGTTCGGGTCGGGTCCGCCAACGTCGCCGACGATCTCCGAAACCTACTACTTCACCGCGGAGGATCTCACCGCGCCGCGTCTTGTGAGCGCGGAGCCGATCGATCAGAAAACCGTGAGGGTCCGCTTCAACGAAGAAATGCAAGACGACCCCGAGGGCGGCAACGCGACGATCGTGAGCACGCTCGCGGAGCCGTTCAACTTCTCGGGCGGTGAGACTCTCGACGCGAGGGTCGAGGGAGGGAGCGCGCAAACCGCGACCTTCCTCTTGTCCAACTTCATTGACCCGTCGAACGCTACCGCGGAGGAAGTCGCGAGCGTGTTGAGCGCCTCTCTCGATGGGGCGAGCGCGATCGCGGTGTCGGGTTACGTCCACCTTTTGAGCGACGAGGTAGGCGACAGCGTGACGATGCAAGTCACCGGGGGCGACGCGAACACGATCCTCGGGTTCCCGACGACGGTCGCGACGGGGTCGTCGCTCTCCGTGCTCTCCGAGGACAACTTCACGATCGCGCGACAGACGACGCCACCGACGGCGGCGGTCAACTTGTCGGTTGTCTCGGTGGCGGTAGCCGATACTACCGCGGGCGCGGCGGGCGAAGAGTTTGATCTAACGCTCAACTGGGAGATGACCCCCCTCGCCGACTACCTCTTGACCGTCGACGGCGACGTCGAAGACGTGAGCGGCAACGCGATCGATCCCGATTGGACAACGGCGGCGTTCGCGGGATTCCAACCCACGATCCCCGAGGGGCGTCGGTGGGATTTGTGGAAGTTCATCCCGCTGGTCAACCGCGAGCAAGACAACGCGGGAACGGGTCACCTCCGACGGTTTATCAATGTGCTTCAAGAGGCGCTCGATCTGATCACATACGAGGTCGACCGCTTCACCGATCAATACGATCCCGACAAGGCGACCGACGATCAGATCGACGCGATGCTCTACGACGTGGGGAACCCGTTCGCGGCATGGACGGATCTCGAACTCACGGCGCTCGAAAAGCGCAAGCTCTTGCGCGTGCTCGTTTCGATCTACAAGCTCAAGGGGACGGCGGTCGGCGTCGAGAGCGTGGTTCGTTTTCTCTTGGGGAAAGAGGTCGAGGTCGTCGACTACATAAGCGACGGTTGGGTTCTCGGGGTCGACGAACTCGGGGAGGGGGCGCAAGCGGAGATCGTTTCGGGCGCGGCGGAGACCTACGACTTTTCAGGGGTCGATCGCGATCTCTACGTGGCGATCGACGGCGGCTCCTCGATCTCGGCGGTCTCGGTTCCTGATCAGGATTTCACGATCCTCGGGGAGCGGGCGTCGGAGTTCCTTACGGGTCGCGTGTTCCGCGTGGTCGAGAGCACCGGCAATGATGGGACGTATACGGTCGCGGCTCCCGGCGCGGCGGAGGTCGGCGGCGTGACGATCATCCCGGTGGCTTCCGCGATACCGGACGCGACCGCCGACGGGCGGATCGTTCAGCGGCTCACGTTCTCCTCGACGGCTGGCGTCGACTTCGTAACGCCCTCCGCGGCGGAGGCGGAGGAAGTCGCGACGGCTATCGAGGCGCAACTCTTGGGGGGCGGCGCGTATGCTCCGCTCATCGGGACGCGCGCGATCGTAACGGGGACGATCGCGCCCCCGTGGATTATCTCGCCGGGGGACTCGTTCAGCTTCACGGTCAACGGGTCCAGCTACACGGTCACCCTCGACGGCACCGAGACCGACGCGCTCGACGTGGCGGAGAAGATCAACAATCAATCGAGCGGGGTTGTCGCTGGCGCGGGGACGGGCGGCGTGTTGGAGATCATGACGCTGGTCTATGGCGCGGGGCAATCGCTACAGGTGGCGGCGGGCGCCCTTCAAGCGGTGCTCGGTCTACCGACTACCCTCGCGACAGGGAGCGACGCGGCGCGAGTCGTGATTGAGTCGGACACGGTCGGAGTCGATTCGATCGTCGAGGCGCTCGGCGGAACGGCGGCGACGGTGCTCGACTTCCCGACGGGCGCGATCGGCGGCTCGGGCGGAGCCGAACTCGCGCCGGGGGATTCGTATACGCTCTACTGCTTTGACGTAGTATCAAGCGATCCACTATCATCTATAGAAGAGCAGATCATTCGGAGGATCGCGGACTACATGAAACCGGCACACACACACTTGAAGCGGGTCACCGGACCGACGGCGCCGGTCCCCGTGGAAGGTTGGCAACTCGGGCTTTCTACTCTCGGCGACGAGAGCGAACTCATGGAGTAGGCGACCCGTAAGGGCGGAGGAGACAAGCGAAATGAATTTCCGCGATTGGTACTACAAGCAGATCGTAACCGAGAGCGAGATGGATGAGGCGTTCGGTTGGGTTGAGGATTCGATATGGGAAGTCGCCACGGACAACGATCTCGTCGGGGTTCACTCCGCCTCGGAGCCCGCGCAACACGGGCTCGGTGATCTCACGGTCGACGTTCCCGGTCCGCTGGTAGCGACGGGCAAGGAAGGCGAACGGATCTACATCGCGGACTCGACGACTAACCTCGATTGCACGGTTGACGAATACGGGGTTTCGACGGCGGTCGTCGGCGCGGCGAACTCGAAGATCCTCTCCGTCTTCGTCCGTTTCAAACGGCGCCTCGAAGCTCCCGAGACCGACGGCAACGGCGCCACGATCTACACCGAGCAGTTCGAGGACGCGGAGATCTTCCTCCGTCAAGGCGCGGAGGCGGTCGTTCCGTCGGCGCCCCCGCTCATGTCGTCGGCGCTTCTCCTCGGGGATATCACCCTTACGTTCTCGCAGACTCAGATCCTCGCGGGTGACATCGACGTAACGCGCGCGGAGACATGGCTCCGCTACGTGTCGCCGACGTTCGGGACGATAGCGAAGGGCGACGCGAAGGCGGCGTTCGAACAGGTTCTCGCTAACATCGACACGCTGGTCTCGGGGCTCCCGTTCTCGTTCACGTCGACGTGGTTCGGCTCGGTCGCCGTCGCTGGCGCGTCGCCCCCGGTGACCGACGTTCAAGAGGCGCTCGACGCGATCGTCTACGACCTCGCGCAGTCGACCGGCTCGGACCTTGTCGGGACTCCAGACGTGAGCCTCACTTATGTCTCGTGGGCGAGCGCCGCGGTAACCGGCGCGCTGTCCGCGTTGGCGACAGCGATCGACAATCACATCGGCGGCTCGGCTCCGCGACACACCGCGAGCGTGATCGATTCCTCCGCGTATTCGTGGATCGCCTCGACGGACGTTCAAGCGGCGCTTCAAGAGATTGTCGACGACCTCGCGGCGACGGGGGCGGGTTCGGAGGGCGCGACCCGTATCGGCGTATCGGCACACTCGTTCGTGACGGGTGCGACCGAGGTTCAAGGTTTCTTGGAGGAATTGATCGACGACCTCGCCTCGACGACGCTCACCGGCGCCGCGCAGATCGGGATCGATACGACCAACACGTCGAGCGGGCTATCGTGGGGAATCTCGGGTTCGGACGTGCGCGCGAAGTTCGTCGCTTTGCAAAACGCGATATCGTCGAACACCGGAACCGACGGAGCCGCGCGCGTGGGGTTCCTCGACGGCGCCACCCCGTCAAGCGTTCGCGCGAAGCTCCTCTCGCTCGAAAGCGCGATCGACACGAAGCTCTCGAAGATCGGCGCGGACGTTGCGGTCGGCCCGATCAACGTGGTCGGCAATCTGATCGCGGATAAGCCCGCGTTCTCGTTCTGGCCCCCCGACTCGGCGCAAGACTACATCGCGCGAAAGCAGTTCACGGACTCGAACACGATCGGAGCCTACCCGCACCAAGGCGCGAACGTGTTCTCGGGCGGCGCGGGTTACGAGTTCTGCGATATCGCCTCGGTGACCTACGACCGCGGCGACGGGCTCGGAACTCGCTGGTTCTCCGTCGCGTGCTTCGGCACCGGCGCGACCGGCGACACACACCTCGTCATGATCGATCCGCTCGATATGTCGACGGCGGTGATCGACACGACGGTTCGAGCGTCCGCGAGTATCGAGCCCGCGGCGATGTGTGCCTCGGGGTCTAACGAGTTCTATGTAATCTACAACGACGACACCTTCCGCAAGTACACGATCACGGGCGGCGCGTTCGTCGAGGACACGTCGGGCTCATGGCCGGTTTCTCTCCCGGCTTCCTCGGTTGCACTCAACGACAAGGATCGAATGATCTGTGTCGGCTCCGACATCGTGCTCGCGCTCGGCAACCTCCCAACCAACGGCGGAACGGGTCCGCTCTTCCGGTACGACAAGAATGGCGCTCTTCAAACGAGCGGCTTCGGCGCGACGCTGGTCGGCTCGGCGAACGAGACCGTCGACGGGGGGCTCGCGTGCGACGGGACCGACGTCTATCTCAGCCTCTACGACACGACCTCTCCGAGCGGGCGCGTCGTTGCGATCAACCTCGCGAACATGGCGGCGGACGGCGTCAACGGACCGTGGTCCACGGGGCAAGCTCATTGCATGGATCTGCTCTTCGACGGGTGGAACCTTTGGGTTCCCCAACGGATCGCGAGCGCGGTGACAGCGGTCAAGCTCGGCGTGGTCAACGATCCCGGTGGAACCCCGACGTGGAACAACACGGAGTTCGTCGGGAGCGTTGCGGGCGGCGCCACCTACGACGCTAACCCCTTGAACATGGCGTTCGACGGAACGAACGTGTGGCTCTTCATAGAAGACGACGACACGACCGACAATCTCTATTTGGAGAAATTCCCTTGCACTCGCTACAACGGCGCGAACGATAGCAAGGCGGCGGCGGCTCAAGCGCTCGCGGCGCCTTCGTGGACATGCGGGAGCAACTACCCCGCGCGCGTCGCGTGCGACGGGGCTTTCATTTGGTACGGGTCGGAACGGGACGGCGCGGACATCTACCGCTTGCCGAACCCGGCGACCCGTTAGAACCACGTCCCCGATGGCGGGGCGTGTGATAACGAGGTGAGGCGGAACGAAGTTCAATGATCGCAACCGGGGGGGAGGCGCTCGACGTGAACGAATTAACGGAGGCTTGGATGGGCGACAGCGAAAGCAGTATAGGTGAGGCTCTCGTCGCTTCGATCAACGGGTTGAGTGAACAGGTAAGCAAGCAAACCGACTCGGTCGGGTTGCTTCGCGAGCGCGTGGCATCGCAAGAACAAAGCACCAAGTCTCTCTGGCATGAGGTTCGAGGGTTGAGCGGCAAGATCGACCGGCGCTTCGAGGAACTACCAACAACGATCAACGGCGCGGTTAAGGCGCACGCGGAAGATTGCATCGCCCGCGCTCGCGCTCGTCGCAAGGCTACCGATCACGACTCGGATCAGAACATCCCGCGCCCGCCGCAATACGCGCGAGGCTACGCGGGATCGCCCGACGACTCGCAAGTCGTCGAGATCCAGCGGGGCCCCATCGTGACTTCGGGAGGGTTCACGGTGCCGAGCAAGATCGTTTGGATTGGCGTTACCGTCGGGCTCGCGATCGCCGTTGCGGGCTGGCTTCTCTCGGCGTTCGGGGTGCTCCCCGGTCTCGGATAACAACGGAGGAAAAAATGGAAGCGTTACTCGGCTCGGAACTCTATGTTCGCCTCGCGATCTGCGCGCTCGGGATCTTCGGTTTGATTTGGGCGGCGCGTCGCGCGTTCGGGATCAAACTGAACTCGAATCTCGCGCGGAGGTTCTTCCCGGTGATCTCGGTCGCGCTCGGGATCGGGCTCATGCTGATCCCCGCGTCGCTCCCCGAGGGCTCCGACCTCGGATGGTTTCACAGGATCATTCTCGGTGTGATCGCTGGTACACTGGCGAGCCACGGTCGAACCACGATCCGCCGCTTGTTTGGGAAGGGTCTCCCCGAGCAGTCGTCGCCCGCCGAACCCGAGTCTTGATAACCTCTTGATAGCCTCTTGATAGCCTCTTGTTGCTCACTTGCTAATCACATCGAAATAGCTGAACGAGCAAACTCGCCCACCCCAAAAACGCTGTAACCCAGTAATGGTGCGGGGCTCCGCCTCACGACGCCCCGATCGGTGAAAGCGGCAATCCGACTCGTAAGAGCACCATCCGATCCTTAGGCGTGGTAAGAATGTGGAAACGGCGGGTGGCGATCCAACCGACAAAAACGCTTCGAGCCGCTTGGTTACTGGCTCGAAGCGTTTAGATCCTGCTTGGTTACGGTTTGATTGATAGCGAGCAAGTTAGATTAAAAAGGGGCGATGCTATTAGCAACGCGCTCCGATCCGCGTCGTTACGGGTCGATCTGGCGCCTACCATTTAGAGGCTCTTGAATGCCCCGTGAATGCCTTCCGATCCTCTCCCTTACGAGGACATGGATCGGATCGCTCTCGCGGCTCATGGGGCGTTCTCGAAGCGCTCACTCGATCCCCTGTTCGACAAGGCCGCGAGGGTCATCGCGGCGTCGATCCCTATCCCGGCGCAACGGTTCGCGCGAATGCAACCCCGCGATTTCATAGGCTCAAAAAAAATATGCGCGAAAATACTTGTCACACACGGCCAAAGGTGGCAAGGTGAGATCAGGCCATAACTACGCGGCACGCCGCGAGAAAAAGAGAGGTAAAGCAATGACAAGAGATCAACTCGAAAGGATCGTAGAGGATCGGCTTCGCCGCGACTTGGTCCCCGAGGACGGGCGCGTCGTAGGCGATCTGGTAATGTGGAACTCGCGATCAATCAACGCCCCTCGGGTCGAGGTGAACAACCTGCTCAACGACCTCGGGCTCTCGACCGAGATCGTGCTCCCCGACCCGCCCGCCTTGACGTGCTTCCGACGCGCGATCGTGAATGCCCGCCGCGGACGCGAGGCGCGCGACTTCGTGGTCGAGAAGCTCGGCGAGAGCAAAGAAGAAATTGCTTACGCGTGCGTCAAGCGGGAGATCGTCGATCGCATGATCGCGGACGGTGAGACCTTCGAGGGGAAGATCGCGTCGGGAAAGGATCTCCGCTTCGCGTCCGAGTTCGTGGCGACCTTCAAGCGGCGCGTCGCCGACGACAACCCCGACGCTCTCTCGGGAGAGCTTCTCGTGATAGATCCCCCGACAGCGGATCACCCGGTCGTCGATCTGCTCTCGTTCGTTCGCCCCGGTGGAGGGACGGCGTTCGCCGAGCCGCTCGACGCGGCGTACAAGATCATTCGCGAGGAG